TATTATTCTTTTATCTTAGTTTAATTTATATAATAACTCGAAAAAAGTGATTTTGTTGCTATAGAAGGCTGAAAAGATGTTAATAAAAACAAGAAACCCAGGGTTCAACCCTGGGTTACTGATGTTCTGAGCGAGATACGGGAGTCGAACCCGCCTCACAGGCTTGGGAAGACTCTCTTGTGTCTTGATAAGGTACTGATACTGAATATTTTTAATAAAATCAGCAACTGCTCACTCACATATTACTCACAAAAATCGCATTTTACTGCACTTTTGTGAGTACGTACACCATACCAATTCGGTCTGTTGCAAACTTCACCAAGTCGATTTCCGTTGCAGACATAAAGTAGGCCACATACATATCACTTCCGTCAAAGTACACAGGAGAAGTACCTGTTTCGACAGTTCCGTCCTGTTTGTATGTGGTATCAGCCTTCCATGTCTTGTAGCTTCCGAACGGCATTGTCATCGGTCTGTCCGCGTCCCCATTGATTACTACCGAGAAGTTTCCCTCTGTGCGAAGGATGCCGCCATCCAAGAATGAAATTGTATTTCCCTTCTGAATGGAGTAGTGGTTTATCGGAATGGGGAAATCCTGAATCTTGCTCAGTTTCCACTTGCCGCTCATAACCTTGCTGGCATCAAACTTCTGTTCCTGTTTCTCATTGTCGTCATCATCGCTACTGCTGCATGATGTGAATGATGCTCCTGCAAGAAGTATCATTGCTGCTAATAATACCTTCTTCATAATCGTATATTTTATTATTTAACTTCTTCTAGTCCCGCATTGGTGTTGTTATGTAATGCGGCGCTCCACGTCCACCTGCTTTCTTTGCGGCGCATTGAGGGCAAAGCAACCCATAAGGTGTTATATAACCGAAGCTTCTGCCGTATCCGCATCGGTTACATATAAACTTGTGTCGAATCTTCCTGCCTTCGCAAAGCTTGAACCTCGTAGTGTGCGAATTGGCTAACTCATGGCAAACCTTGGATGACATAGGATATAGTTTTGGTTGAAGTTTCACCCTTTTCTTATATTCGACTTTTGGTGCTTCGACATTTATTTCTGGTTGTTTTTGGTTTTGGGCCTTCCAACTCTTGTATGCGAATTCTCTAATCATGTCTTCTGTTGCCCAGGGTAACGCTTCTTTCACCTCTTTATATACATCTATATATACTTTCATTATTATAATGCCTTTAATGAGCCAAGTACCTTGAAAACCTTAGTGATGGCTTCTTTCTTTATTTCCTGGTCTTCGTACTCCTCGTTGATTGCGTGGAGGGTGAAATGTTCATTGTCGGAACCCCTACGGATGACCTTTACAGTCCTTAGGTCGTTCTTCGTCATTATTGCATAAATCTCATTCATAGGCAAAAATTCTGTCCAGTCAGGTATGACCTTCAAGGCAATGATGTCTCCATTACTTATTAGAGGCTTCATGCTGTCCCCCGAAGCTCTGCACCAGAAATCAGTTCTCTCGTAACCTGGGACAGATATGTACTTCGTAGGGGTGTTCGGTGTATCATTGTACATCTCACAGAATCCTAATGCAAAGTCAACATCGTAGAACGGCTTTGCATCTTTCCCATGAATCGCTTGTCCGACAGACTTGTCGATAGCCATATTAACTAGGCTTCTATCATACATTCTTGGAACATCATCATATCGACTTCCTTCTCCTGTTTCTAACCAATTCCGACTTATCTCCAACGCTTCGCTGATCTTAAGGTAGTCTTTGGTGGTGAAAGGCGTACTTCCTTTAAGCTTTCTGCTTAGATTAGACGATCCGAGACCGACTTTCTTTGCGAAAGCGTTAGGTGTTAACCCTAAGTCTTTGATGAGAATGTTAACTCTTTCGATAACTCCATTCATAATTCATAACTTTAGTTGTGTATACGTAACTAAAACCGGTTAAATGGTTAAAGTAAGTTAAGGAGGCGAACAAAATCCGAAAAAGATTTGCTTTGTCCGCCTTTTTGTATTACCTTTGCACTCGTGAACCGGTTAAAGCAATAAAGCAATACCAACACAAACGGAGGCGGATGCGACCGAAAGTGCCGTATCTTACATTAGCACTGCAAATATACAACTTTCCTGCGTCCCCTCCAAATTATTTTAGTTAATATTAAATAAAGCAAGATGAAAAAGTTGACAAAGTCAGACATTTTGAGCATAAAGCCCGGAAAAATCGAGGTTTTTGTGTTTGAGACAGCAAAAGCTATCATGTCGGCTCGACAGTACGCTTGGCTGATAGGTAAGACTGAACCGCCTGAAGGTGTGGCGAGATACAAGACGAAGGCTAACTTCGAGAACAAGACATTGGTTATCGAGGCGGTTCCGGTTGGGTAGTAAACTTAAATAAGTAAAATATGAACGATATTCACTTAAAGAAGATTAGTCCGATGTTTGGGACTATTAGAATCGAGGGGACGGAGAAAGAACCTCTGTTTTGTGCAAGTGATGTGTGTAAGGCACTTGGATTTTCAAATCCCTGGAAAGCTGTAGGTGATCACGTCGATGACGATGACCTAACGAAACGTGAGGTCATAGATTCCCAAGGAAGAAAGCAGAATACGAACTTCATAAGCGAGTCTGGTCTTTATGCATTGATTTTTGGTAGCAAGTTACCACAAGCAAAGGACTTTAAAAGATGGGTAACGAGTGAGGTTCTTCCTAGTATTCGTCAAGATGGAGGGTATATGACCATGGCTGACGAAGAGTCCGAGGAAGACTTGATGGCTAGAGCTCTTATTGTCGCTAAAGCCACTCTTAAAAGGAGAGAGGAGCGCATAAAAGCACTAGAAACCGAGAATTATGCAAAGGATAAGGAAATTGTTGAGCTAAGTAGTACAATTTCTGATATGAAACCAAAAGTCAACTACGTTGATATGATATTGGCAAGTAAGGAAACTGTAACAACTACTCAGATAGCTCAGGACTACGGAAAGTCAGCAAAGGCATTCAATATAATGCTCAGAAACTATGGTATTCAGCACAAGGTCGGTGGTCAGTGGATCTTGTATGCGAAATATCTACCTTGCGGATATGTTCATTCCGAAACAGTTCCTATCGTTCATTCGAATGGGACATCAGGGTCTGTGATGCATACAAAGTGGACTCAGAAAGGTAGGCTGTTTCTGTATGATGAGCTGAAGAGTCGAGGTGTTATACCTACTATAGAACAGGAATTGGTTAAAAGATAAAGCCTATGCCCCGCAAGAAAGTATCAGTAGAGCCTGTCGAAAAGATTTGGCTCTCTACAAAAGAGTTCGCCGAGTATATCGGCATGAGCACTGGTTATATACACGACCTAAGAAAGAGCGGTCAGATCCATCATTATATGATAGGCAATACCGCATTCTTTAAAAAGTCCGATATAGATGAGCTCATTGAAGAGCATAAAGTGTGTTGAAAATTGGTATGGTTAAAGTTATAGGTTTGTTTCATTTGCTCGTGAGAGCATGTTGTTAGTTATTTTGTTTACGTCTACAGCGGTAGACACTTTGGGGCGATGTCTGTTCGTTTAGCTTCTTTCGCCCCAAATCAGACTGAGTAGCTCAGTTGGATAGAGCATCGGTTTCCTAAACCGAGGGTCGAAGGGTCCGAGTCCCTCCTCAGTCACACTCTTTTTTTTAGTTCCGTTTAGTAGTTGAATTCCTCTCTGACGGCGCAAAGGTAAGTCCTTATACCTTATAAAGTAGGTCGTTCGGGCAGCGACAATCTTGCGTCAGATGAGAGTTTCGTTGAGCGGACATGGAAGATAGTTCTTTGACATGTTGATGCACAGAAATAGTATGCGTGTAAAAGAAGTAACTGGAGAGCATCAATGGATGCCGTGACCTGGCGAAAGGACGCACGACATACGAAAATCCAGCTAATCTGCATCAAGTAAGCAGACGGACTACACCGGAACGAAGAATTGTCGGTGCAAGCACTGCCGAAAACGTTGCAGTCTGGTAAATCCAAATGAAGTGAGAATTGCTCATTCATAAAATATAATCAAGAGGTTAGTAGTGTAACTGATGCACGGCGATAACAAAATGATACCGATCTTATCATCGCAAGAGGTTCTTCGTTGAGCCCTAGCCTCCAAAAAGTAATTCATTGTATTTCATATTCAAATTAATTCAATTAAAAATGCAGCTCGTCTGTGAAGATAGGCTGCATACATCGCAGGTTGGAGCAGTTGGTAGCTCGCTAGGTTCATGACCTAGAGGTCACAGATTCGAGTTCTGTACCTGCCACAAATGTTTATTGAAAGCTCTAAATTGTTTATATGTGAAAAGATTGTTTCTTGCGTATCTTGTCTGAGAAGATAGGATACGTCTATTTCTTTTAGAAGGAATTATTTTTTTATTTCTGAGGAGAGTAGCTCAGTAGTAGAGCGCCAGGGGAAGTGTCCTTGGAGGTCGATGGTGCGAATCCATCCTCTCTTCCCAATTTTCTTTCATTTTTCAAGAATTTTGATTGGTTAACTTATGCGTCGCCCAGTAGCTCAACTGCATAGAGCCGCGGTTCTCTTTCCGCGAGGTTGGGAGTTGGAGTCTCCCCTGGGCTTCCCAAGTAGGTAAATTTCAAAAAATATTTTTTCATTAGCTGACAGAGGTCGGCACTTTTTCTTATAAGTCATTTATATTTTAATTTGAGTATTAATATCCTCTTGCTTGTGAAAGTAGGAGGTACAAGCCACATTAGCTCAGTTGGTCAGAGCAGTCCAAGATACCGACAGGTCGCAGGTTCGAGTCCTGCATGTGGCTCACTTAATTGTGAGTGCCATAAATTTACAGTTTTTGATTATCTTTGGGAGTGAGGGTGTCTATTGTCCCTCCTCCCTTTAACATTGACTTCTACTCCATCTCACAATAACCACGTGCAATCACCTCTCCTGCCTTGCGTGGTTGGCTAAACGGAGAGGTTTTATATAGATGAAAGTTAAAAATACAATAAGAATCAGTAAGGAAAACATTAATGCTCTTCGGAATCTGGAATGCGTTGAAAGCATAGAACAGAACGGAAGGGATATTACTGTTCGTCTTAAACCGGAATATACGGATGGTAAGCTCGAAGCCCGAAATGGTGAATATCTTATTCAGTGGGGTAACAAAATGTGGCAGAGATATGGCTCTGAGGCCATCAATCTGCTTTTTAAAAATCCCGGAGCGGAGGCCGGCAAGACATGGGACGCGTAGGTTCAAAGAAGTATTACGCTCCTGACGGGAACGAATACGATTCAAGAGAGGAGTATCTGTACTTGCAGGCCATCATTGATGATCCTAATATAAGCTGTATTCATAGGCAGGTGACCATTACGGCAATCAAGCCTGTATGGATGCTGAGACCAAAGCAGCTTAAAACTAAGGTCAAATATGAGAGAAGGTCACTGCTTTACGGGCATAACTATGCTGCCGACTTCGTTTACCGGGAAGGCGAGAAGATTGTGATATGTGATGTCAAGAGCCTCTATACCTCAAAGCTCAGAGAGTTCTCGATTACAACAAAGGCTGTGGTGGCAAGACTTATCGCTCACAATAGGAAACGTCATAACGGCGAGTCTGTTGTGATATTCCGTAAGGCTATCAAGATAAAGAAGAACGAGTGGAAAATCGTTGATTATCCACCGTCCGATTGCTATATTATATAATAAGGTATAAAACAAGAAGATATGGTTATTATTATCAATAGTCTCATAGCAACAGTAGCTATGTTCGCTGCATGCGCATTCGTCGCACATCTCCTTGGTTGGGATAAGGAAGACTAGTAGTTTAATTCTAAATATTTTAAATTATGGACAAAGACAAAATTATCGTCAGTGTAGTAATTGACAAGCAGGCTCTTGTTGACAGAGCATTCGACATCTCGAAGAATCTTTCTGAGTTCAATGAAATCAAGAAGGTTATCGACGGCAAAAACCAGTTTACTCGTGATATCGACGAGATTGATGATGAAGGCAAGAAGGAGAATAATACGAACCTCTTCGCCAACATCGCATTGGACATTATTCTCAGTGATAACCCGGAACTGAAAATCACCAAGCGCATCAATTCGCTTGAGGACAAGAAGAACTCTTTCCTCGCTAAGATGAAGAAGCTCGGCGAACTCCAGGAAAAAGTGAAAAACGGAGAGGTGCATGGCGCTGAAGGTTTCCGTGAGTTGTTGAAAATAATGGAGGAGGACGTGTAATGGGCGTAGTATCAAAGTACGGCAACCTGTATGATGTCAAGAAGAACATCATCTGCCACGCTCCTGTCACTTCTTCACATTTCGAAAGTATTTTGAAGAAGGGCAATGTACTTCCTATGATGAATGGCGTAACAACACCAACATTGTTCGGAATTCACGCGGACAAGAAATTCAAGCGTGGACGCTGGCGCCGAGTATTAACACATTAATTCATATAACAATGGCAAAAGAAAAAGCAACTATTTCAGCAACCCTCGGTCATGAGTACGAGGACCTGGAGGAGCGTGAGGATTTCCTCGCCAACAACGCGGACTCTGTTGAGAAAATGGAGTTCATCAAGCGATTCAACTCTGATGAGCTGATGAAGAAGAAGGACCTGTTCGCTCTTCAGTCTGCACGGGCATCTGACATCGAGGAGGAAATCAAGGATTTCCGTGAGCAGAAAAAGGCAGAGCTGAAGCCTATCAAGGAAGAGATTTCTTCTCTCCTTAAGGAAATCAAGCAGAAGGGTAGCATGGTTAACGAGAAGGTTTACAAGTTCGTTGACCGTGAAGCAAAGATGACTGCCTTCTATGACAAGGAGGGTAATCTTGTTTCTTCCCGTCCGGCAACACGTGACGAACTCCCTAGCAATGTATACTCAATTAACCGTGATCAGCAGGCTATGTAGTCTGCTTTCACATAGTTTCTAAATTCTAAAATATTTTGTAAAATGGACAATGAAAAATTGCAGATAAACCTCGCTCCTGGACAGGAGCATGCGGAGCTTGTTATCCGTGAGGTAGGTAACGAGAACCCTTATAAGCTTCCTGCAAAGGAGCCTCTTAATCTTCAGGTAGACGGTGTTATTACCTGTATCTATGCCTTCCTTGAGAAGCGTTGGGGTACAGAGCAGATTGACAAAGAGCATACGCATATCCTGGTTAATCGAGAGAAGCTCGTTGTTACTCTTGTTACAAACGAGAATGATGAGCGCACTACACAGACAATTATCGGCTCTATCCAGCTGTCTCGTCAGTTTACGGGATTTCATATCAATGACGGTCAGTTGTGGAAACCGGTACAGCTTGGTGACTTTTTCCGACTCAACCGTTCTTTCTTCGAGACGAAGGAGAAGAACATGGAACTCGTCAATCTCCTCAAGAGCTTCTCGGCGAAGGTTCAGACAACAATCAAGAAGGAATACAGCGACAATGGTTCCGTGACTGACAACTATGAGAAGGCTGTAGACTCTAATCTTCCTCCATCGTTCACTATCAATATTCCTATTTTCAAGGGCGCAGAGCCTGAGAAGCTTTCAATCGAGACTATCGCTCACGTCGAAGGCAACATGGCATTACTGACGCTTATCTCTGCTGATGCAGAATGTATCATCGAAGAATCCCGCGACAAGATCATCAATACGGAGCTTGATAAGATTCGTAAACTCTGTCCTGAGATTCCTATTATGGAAGTGTAATGACAGAAATGGATAACAGAATAGCAAAAATGCCCGCCAAGATGGCCTTTGCTGTACTTGACTTGCGTAAGGTGCATGCGTGCATCATGGAACTTCCACGAAGCAAGTCGGTACAGCTGGCCCGAAAGGCGGCATACCTCAACTACATTGAAGGTGAGGGTAGAAAACTCGGTAAGGTTCCACTTCATTATGAACGCCTTAATGAAAAGGGCGAAAGCGTGACGGTGGAAACTTACTTCAGGTATTTAGATAGGGTACATTAATTTTTAATTCTATACAAATGGATATAGAGCAGTTAAACAAAACGCCTCATAATCAGATTTGCGATTTGGCAAGAGACAGATTTATCGAGGTGTACAATCAGAAGTTCGGAGAGGGTGGAGAAGTATTCTTTGAAGAGCAGAAGGCATTCTTCAACGAAGAACTTCTCAATGGCTCGTTCAAGGGCTATCTTGAAAAGGCTCCATCACTGAATATTCATGATGCCTTCATGAACCTGGCAATTAACGGTTTGTCTCTCGAAAAGGGAACTACGACACTCTGTTACCTCATGGGCTACAGTAACTACGACAAGAATACCCGACAAACGAATTATACGGCCAAGATCACCTATACTGGATATGGAGAAATCCTTCTTCGCCAGCGAGCCGGTCAGATTGTTCGTTGTGACAATCCTGTCGTAGTTTACAATTGTGACGATTTTCGTTTCGGTGAACGAGACGGTCATAAGTACGTTGATTACGCAAAGACCTATCCTCGACCTGAAAATTCATACATCGTTGCTTGTTACGTGAAGATTATTCTTCCGAACAATGCCTACGATTACTTCGTTCTTGACCGCGAAGGTATCGACCGTCTCCGTACGTATTCGGAGAAGTTCGGAGGTAAAGACCACAAAGCCAACGCTCTTTACGGCGGAAACTATGTCGGAAACGATGGTAGAACGTATTTCAGAGATATCGACACAGGCTTCCTTATCTCGAAGACATGCAAGCATGCGTTCAAGGGCTATCCTAAACTGAAGGTTGGTCTGGGCGCTCTTTTGCAGGCCGATATCGACATGCAGACTCAGCAGAAACCGACTCAGGAAGCCTTTGGCGCCGGAGATACCGCACCGGAAGACAAAGGCGTCAAGGTAAAGGTTGACAGTGATTCACCATTTTAAAATTGTTATATATGGCAGAAAATACAGAATTGCAGTTGGTACAACAACAAGCCAACAATATTACAAGACAGATTGCAACGCTAAAATCTGATACGGAAAATGCGGTGCAAGCCAACAGGAAATCTTATGAGGCATGCGTGAATGCAGGTGAGTCTCTGTTGTTTGATATTGGCGTATCCGGAATGAACGATGCTCTTGACGAGAGAGCCGCTGAGTTTATCAAGAAAGCTAAACTGACAGAGAAAGCAATGACGGAGAAACGTAAGGGTGTTACCCAAGTGTTCGATATTGTCCGTAAGGGTTTTACTATGATGGAGAACCTTATCTCTATCAAGAACACCGATTCTGTTGTCTATAAGATTCAGGAGAAGCGCAACGAGTATGCGGCATACAAGCTTGAACAGCAGCGTAAGGCTGAGCAGGAACGTCTGCGCCAGGAGCGCATCAAGGAGGCCAAGATTAAGCTGAAGACTGATACGATTGATATCTTGAACAATCTCCTCACAGAGCATTCTTCTGCTGCTATCAACTCACTTAATAACACGTTCTCTCTTCTCACCCTTGACAACAAGGATGAAGTTAAGAAACGTATTACAGAGTGTTCTGATGTTCTTGACCTCGGACATCTGTTCGTTAATAACAAGCCTTCATACTCTTCTGAAATTGATGAGAATGATGCCAAGGAGATTATGAATGGAGCCTACAAGGAGGTTTCCGCTTCTCTTCTTGCATCTTATAAGCAGACCGTTAATGCTACACGTGATGAGCTTCTTATGAAGTTTGATTCTAAGATTGCTGAACTTCTTGAAATCAAGAAGGCAGAAGAGGAACGCAAACGTAAGGAAGAAGAAGCTCGCAAGGCTGAAGAGGAGCGTAAGCGCAAAGAGGAGGAAGCACGTAAGGCTGCTGAGGAAGAGCGCAAGAAGCAGGAGGAGATTCAGCGTATCAAGGACGAGGAGGAGCGCAAGCGCAAGGAGGCAGAGCGGAAAGCTGCCGAGGCTGAACGCAAGGCAAAGGAAGCCGAGCTGAAGGCTGCTGAGGAAGAGTGCAAACGTAAGGAAGCAGAAGCTGCCGCTGCTGAGGCTGAACGTAAGGCTAAGGAAGAGGCTATCCGTAAGGCTGATGAGGCTGCTAAGGAAGAGCAGCAGAGAAAGCTTGCGGCTGAGCAGGAGAAGCGTGATGCAGAAAATGCAGCCCAGCACGCTACCGCACAGGCCCAGTCACTCTTCGCTCAGACTTCCGTTGGAGAAACCGGTAAGCAGAAAATCAAGGTAACAAAACGCCTTGTTGTTACCGACAAGAATGCCTGGCTCGACATCATCCAGCAGTGGTGGACGATTGAAGGCTCCAAGATGGCTCCTGACAAACTTGCTTCTAAGTTGGAATTCATGCGCAAGGCTTGCGAGAAACACGCAAACAGCGAAGAAGAGTATATCGTTTCTCCTTATATTAGATATGAGGATGAGGTAACGGCTAAGTAATATGGCGGAACAACCGTTTGACCCTTATTATTCTCGTGGTGAGGTCTCCAATTCGGACCTCACTGCGTTGAAATTTGCCCTGAACCCGCAGCTCAACTTCGTAAAGGAAGAGGACAAGAGAAAGGCTTTCCATCTCGGAACTCTCGTTGACGCTCTCGTTACCGAACCAGAAAAGTGCAATCATTACGCCATGACGGTCGATGACGAGAAATATACGGAGAAGGATTGGAAATGGGGGCTAGACCGGCTTGCTGTTCTGAAGAAACAGGCAACGAAGGATAGGTTCCTTGATTTCGTCCTGAAGAATGCGGTCGGTCAGAAAACATTCATCAATCCGCATATGAAGATGGAATACCAGGGCTTCGAGTTCGAACTTCCGGTACGCTGCAAGTTTGACTGGTGGCTCGGGGAGTTCGGCGGTGATTTGAAGACCACCGCAGCTACGTCACAAGAACAATTTGAAGCTCAGATTGATTTCGTCGATTGGGATAGAAGCCGTGCATGGTATATGGATCTTACGCACAGTATAGACCCAAGATACGGAAACATGGACTTTATCTTTGCGGTCTCCAAGACCAAGAAGAAAGTATTCTATAAGAAGATTGAACGTGGTGACGAGTTGTATTTGCGTGGTAGGGAGAAGGCTCTTGAATGGGCTTTCCGCATGTGGTGTTTATTATAATTTATTATTATGTCAGATAAACCGAAATTATACGATTATCAAGAAGAAGGTGTGCGCATGGAGCTTGCCATGAAGCGCTGTATCAATGGCGATGACATGGGAACCGGTAAGACGGTTCAGTCTATCGTCGCCATTGAACGTGCAAAGGCAACTCCCTGCCTTGTTGTTTGCCCTGCTGCACTTAAGGTTAATTGGGAACGAGAGATAAGGAAGTTTACGAACCTCCGGCCTCTCATTCTTACCGATTCCGTTAATGCGACATACGGATACCATCTTACTAAGATGAACCTGTATGATGTAGTGATATGCAATTACGAGTCGCTTGCAAAATACTTCGTCGTAAGCCTCGGTCCGAAACCGTTACGGCTGAAAAACTTCCTGTTTCGTGATGAACTGAAGATTATCAAGTCTGTGATTATCGACGAGTCTGCAAGAGTCAAGGATCCATCAACAAGGCAGTCTAAAATCATCATGGGACTGTGCCAGGGTAAGGAGTATATCTATGAGCTTACAGGTACGCCCGTTGTCAATCACGCAACAGACCTGGCCTGCCAGCTTGCTATCCTCGGTCGTCTGAACGACGAGTTCGGAGGGTTTGGCGATTTTTGTAACAGGTACGGCGAGAATGAGAATCTTGAAGAGCTTAACCGGAAGATACACGAAACGTGCTACTTCCGCAGAGAAAAGAAAGATGTTCTTAAGGATTTGCCGGATCTGACCAGAACGACCATCAGTGTCGCCCTCGACCCGGAAACGCAGGAAGAGTACGATACCTGTCAGAAAGACCTGCTCACGTTCCTTCTCGAATACAAGAGCTGCTCCGAGGAAGAGGCTAGGAAAAAGCTTAGAATGAAGGCTCTTGTCAGGTTTATGAACCTTCGCTCGATATCCGGGCGAGGGAAGATGAAGGCGACTATAGAGTTTCTCCATGATACCGAAGAACAGATAATCGTATTTGCCGAGCATCGTGATGTCGTTAGTGCAATCAAGAAAGAGTTCCCGGATGAGGTTTGCACCGTAACCGGTTCCGATAGCCAGCAGCAGAAGCAGTGGGCTATCGATTCTTTTCAGGCTAGGAAAAAGAGAATCATCATCTGCTCCATCAAGGCAGCAGGCGTAGGCCTTACGCTTACGGCTTCTTCCAATGTGGTGTTCGTCGAGCTCCCATGGACGATGGCGGACTTGTCGCAGTGCGAATGCCGCGCCTATCGTAACGGCCAGAAGAATGCGGTTACATCGTGGATTCTTATGGGCGCAAATACCATCGATGGCTATCTTTATAGCTTGATTATGCAGAAAGGCTCAATAGCATCAAAAGTTACGGGCGAACAGGACTCCGCTATCAAGGATGCAGCTTATTTTGACGAGCTGGCCGATTTGGTTTTACAAAATTCTTTAAATAAAAAATAATGGAAATTCAAGGAAAAGTTATTGCCGTTTTACCTGAAAGAAGCGGCGTTTCTGCAAGAGGTGAGTGGAAGTCTCAGACTTATGTAATAGAAACACAAGAGCAATATCCTAAGAAGATGGCCTTTGATGTTTTTGGAGCAGACCGTCTGGCTCAGTTCAACATTCATAGTGGTGAGGAAATCCTAGTTTCTTTCGATATTGATGCTCACGAGTATCAGGGCCGTTGGTTCAACAGCATCCGTGCCTGGAATGTTACTAAGGTGTCACAACAAGCTATGGCAAGTTCTGCTAATGCTGCTGGCGTGGCAAACCCGACGAATCAGCAAAATCTGTTTCCACCTGAACAGCAGTCTGCACAGCAGCAAGCACAGCAACGAGGGAACTCTGATGACCTTCCCTTCTAGTGTAGAATTAATCAAACGAGCATTCAACGCTTATGTGGTTCAACCTGAAAAATGTGTTTGAACTTGAAACGTTTAGAACAAAAGTAGCCGAGTTGGAGAACAAAGGCGCGATGGTAGAGCTGAAAGAAAAACGTGGACGTTCTTTGAAGCAGAATGCCTATCTTCATTTGCTCCTATCTGCATTCGGTCTCCAATACGGCTACACTCTAGACGAAGTTAAGACGCATTTCTATAAGCTGGTAGTGAATAAAGATATATTCCTCAGAGAAGGGATTGATAAATTAACAGGAGAATGCTATAAGTATCTCCGTTCTTCTGCTGACCTTACGAAAGACGAAATGAGCAAATCAATTTCTGATTTCAAATCGTGGGCAAAAGAGGAAGCTGGATTTGATTTTCCTGATTCTGATGAATATATCGCACTACTTCATATTCAACATGATATAGAAAGACAACAAAATTACATACAATAGCTTATGATGTTACCAACTAATATACGTCAGAAGTCAGGCGAGCTATTCCCGAATGACTTGGAAAAGCAGAAAATCTTTTGCATGGGTGCAGCGTTCTCGTTAGGCAACGATTTGTCGGATTTCGAGATTACTACAGAGCAAAAACAAGAAGAATATTATCCTTGCAAAGAAGCTCTTGAAATGTGGCTCGCATACAAGAAAGAAAAACGTCAGACTTACAAGCCACGTGGGTTAGAGGCTCTTAAAAAGAAACTTCTACAGTTGTCAAGCGGAAATCCCGAATACGCAAAGGTTATCGTTGAGTATTCTATGGGCAACAACTATACAGGGTTGTTCGCTCCTAAAAATAATGGTGTGAATAGTTATGAACAACAGCAACGAACTTACAACAAGATTAACTCAATCCTTGCCGGATGAGTACAAAAAAGCAATCGAAGAATTTGGCGCGCAATACGCTTTGTTCTTAAACAAATACCCGACTCTTCAGAAAAGAATCAGCAGTGTTCCTACAGTATACGACTCTGTAAAGAACGGCGGTCTTTCGTTTGTGGAAATCGATAAGTATTTCAAGGATGGGGCAAGCGAATGGTGGATTAGAACAATGGTCATAGACTTATTTATGGTCCTTGGCGCGTTCGATGTCACTACTCCTTACCAGTTTAAGGCGATTGCTCAGAGAATCAGGCAGGAGTACTACCATGTTACACCTAGCGAGCTCACAAGGTTCTTCTATGAGTTCTCTATGGGTGAATATGGTGAAATCTATGTTGGCAAGACCGTGAATCCTCAGAGACTTTTTATAGCTCTCGACAAGTATATGTGCAAGGTATACGAAAAGAGAGCCGAAATAGACAGCCAGAGAAACCTCGACAAGCAGAAGATAGAGGATGAGAAGGCTAGGATGAACGCTATATCCTACGAAGAGTATTGCCGCAGGGTAGGCATAGACCCGAAAGAATCCCCTCTTGAAAAGCTAAAGAGAAAACTTGAAAAAGAATCAAAACGAGACAAAAATGGCAGACGTAAGTAAAATGGCAGAGGAATGGATCAATGAACATCCTGATGCGACAAAGAAAGAAATATGGTTAGCCGGTTATTGGCAATCTACCGATAACTGGTGCAACCGAACCAAGTAAATTTTAGAATTATGGCAGAAAGAAAAGTGAAACCAGAAATCATGCATTTGATGATTCTTAGCAAATACAACTACAAATGTGAATTATGCTGCAATAAACTGTACGATATTGAGAAAATTCCAGTCGCTACGGTTAAGGAATTGAAAACAATACACACTTTGTGTATTACGGGCGGAGAACCATTCATGGCAAGTATCGACATTGATGATTTCGCCCGCAGTGTCAAGAAAAATTTTCCGAACATCGAAAACATATTCGTTTATACAAGTGGACTCATTCTCATGTATCGTTTACCACATATTTTTTCTTATATTGATGGTCTTAGTATTTCTCCAAAAAGTATGAAAGACTGGTTGGCTTTGGAAAAAATTGCCAACAGCACCTCTCGTGATTACCTTAACAATATTTCTAGATTGTCTAGTAACCGCTTGTATGTGTTTAAGGAACAGATTTCATTTTTCGAGGAAAGATTTAAGCCCATCGCGAAGAAACTGAACCTTAACGTTCTGTATCGTACGTGGGATAAGGAGTTTAAGACTCCAGACAATGAGATTTTCAGAAGATTACCAATACTTTTAAATTAGTTGATTATGGTAGAAAGCAAAGGTAAAATCGCAGAAGTTACTAACGCAACCACCAAGCAGGCGATTGTGTTCATAGGAGTTTACTCTTGGGTTGTCGTAAGAAACCTAGGAAGAGCAATAAACAAGGCAGTTCACAAGCTGCCCTGGTTGTTCATCGCGATAACGGTAGTAATATCATTCATTGTTAGCTTCGTTCTTATCTCTAAGGCTAGGGCAGAACGAGATAGCTACAATCAAAAACTAGTTCACGCAACGCAGCAGCTTGATAGCTATGTAGCTGCATACGGAAACATTAAATCAAAGTAATATGAAGAAATACAAACATACAATAGTGATGATCCTGCTTACCATCGCAGCAATTATCGCAGGTTACGGGTTCATCTGCTTCACGGTTGAACATATTTTCCTTTCGCTCCTGATGCTATTCTGTATCAACTGCGCATTGGCAGTAAAGAAGGAGGTGTAGGAATGTCGGCATATAATTTCACACCAAAAGGAGCATTCTTCATCAACTACAAGGAGCCGGACAGGGAAACAGTAGACCATATCACTTCGCTCTATTACCTCATTATCGGTTCTCTCGCTACAATCACACAGACGGCAATCAAAGACTTGCACGACAATCTCAGTGAGAGGAAGGACCTGTTTAAGCATGAACTTAAGTATCGCATAAAGGAGGCATTCTCCCGTTCAGAGACTCTTATAGGTATATTCAAGAAGTATACTACCGAGATTTCGCAGTACGAGCTCTGGCTTGATATCACAGACAGCATGGAGGAAGACCTGAAGATTGACATACAGAGACTCTTCTACACGACCGATAACGTTCTTCTGAAGAACAACATCAAGGAACACAAGCTTCAGGCGTATGCATGCGTAGCTTACAACCTGTCAATCATGCTGCACGATATGTGTACGAAGTTTGATGACGTTATGAGTGAACGTGGCATCAGTTCCGGCAGCATAAGACCTTGCGGAGAATTCATACAGTCTATGTATGGTATGTATGCCTCGATGAGAGAGGTTGCCAGGATTCTCATACCGGACAAGGATGCTGAATACTTCAAGGAAGGCGGTCAGATTTACCGGGCGTTACAGGTTGTTGCAATGAAGGTATGCAATCCGGAAAGGATAGACAAAGCTGCCGACGAAGGACTGAAGCTTAATGGCGTTGACTATCATGGTGAAGAACACCAGAATAACGCATTCCTTCCTTGGAATGGCATCCAGGTTAACTTCCTGTCACGCAACTTTGATAAGATGTCTGATGAAGAACTTGCAAAGGCTCTAGGACGATCTGTTGGTGCAGTAAAGGCAAAAATGAGACAACTTAAGCTAAAACGCAATAACGATTAGGAGGTGTAATTATGGAAGATTTGCCTGTAGGCGCAGAAGTCACATTAAAGGTGGTTGAGACCAAGGAAGCCGATTGTAGCGGTTGTTTCTTTGATGAAATTGCAAACTGTATCAATATAGACATGTGTAATCGAATCAAGTGCGCATCAAATGAGCGAAAAGACGGAAAGAATGTTCAATTCAAAAGAATAAAGTAATATGGCTACAGCAAATTTTGAAATTGGGAATAAAGAATTTGAGGTACGTTTCATACCTGAATCAGGTTATCCTCCAACAAAGAATGAACGTGGTTCTTCATTGATTGAGTATGATGTAACGACATACAAGGATAATCAGCCAATGATGAAGAAGTTCAACCAAAAGAAACGTGTTTATTTCGACCTTGAAGGTAATGTTTATAAGAGTAAACAGAGTAATAAGGTGTGGTTTAATCTTTATAAAGCAAGTTAATGGTTATGGAAGAAAAGGTTAATATAGCGGAAATTCTAAAGGATAAGCCGCAAGGAACTAAGTTGTATGACTTATTACGCAATATAGACGTAAAGTTAGATGAAGTTCACATAACAGATGTTGGTACTTATATTGAATGTACATCAACTAATGAAGTAGGCAGCACTTTTTTGTTTGATTATTCAAAATTAGGTACAGAAGAAAGTTGGCTTGATGGCTTACAGATTCTCCTTCCTTCCAAAGAAATGCGAGACTGGTCTAAGCTCGCTTGGAATACAGGAGACATTCTAGTTAACAAAGATGGAAATGCACATGTTATCTTCGAGGGGTTTGATGATGATACCTACGAAACTTTCAATGGTAATAATTATCTGTGGGAAAATGAGGGTATTACAATGTGCTTCGGAGAGTATGAAGACGAATTGCCAACATCAGATTTCAGCAAAGCAAACAAAGAAGACGCTCAGAAATACATCCGCCAAATAGAGAAAAGACTAGGCTATAAGTTAAACTTTGAAACTTTGAAAATTGAAAAGTCTGAGTTCAAGGATGGGGATGTTGTCACCATTATGCCTCATATTGGAGATAAGCTTATCTATCTTTTCAAAGCAGAAGATGACGAAAAGTATTATGGTCATGTTTTTCTTGACGGTAACATAGCTATTGTTAATGAGGATAGTTATTGCCAAAAAGACTTTTGTACAGCTCGTACATCTACAGAAGAAGAGAAGCAGCAGCTCTTTGAAGCTCTTGCAAAGAAAGGCAAGGCTTGGGATGCTGAGAAGAAACAGATTGTGGATATTAAAAAAGAACTCCAATTCAAACCTTTTGAGAAAGTATTAGTTAGAGATAGTTATAATGATATGTGGAGAGCAAGTTTCTTTAGTCATATTAAAGAAGATGATGGAAGATATGTAACTACATGTTGTACTTGGAAATTCTGTATTCCTTACATCGGCAATGAATCATTGGTAGGTACAACTAAAGACGTGGAGGGCTAGATATGGACGAATCTTTTAAGAAAGAACTTATAGAGCATTGTAAAAGGCAAATGCAACGCTTTGAGAGAATGGGAAGAACTGATTCTTTCGCATATAAAGAACATGCTGTTTTACTTAGTTTTCTTGAACGTCCATATTTACCTTTTTAATATAGTAATAGTTATGATAGACATAAAGAAGAAAATCCAAGCCGCCAGAGATTACGCAAGCAAAAGCTATCGTGTAATCAGAAAGGTTAGCAAAAACGGCTTTATGGTTCAAAGAGATAAAAATGCCGATAAGCATTTCTTGGATGGCATTGATTGGGCAGAGAAAGAGATATTCAAAGATTTGATTCACAATGCTAACGAAGTTCCTCAAATTGGCAGAGGAAGGATTCTTGCATACTCAAGAGACTGCGGTTATAGAAATCTTTACAACCTATACGATATGATGTACAAAACTGATTGCGGCACATATCAAGAAATGTGGGAATTAGAAGTTAAAGCGTACCGTTTGAATGGTTGGATATACGCAGATGAATTGTTTGACTTAATTATCAAAGGAGGTGAGCAATGAAAGAACTTAAAGTTGGAGAAAGAGTAGTCTTGGACATCGTTGTAACTAAGACTGTAACTTGTGCAGGTTGCTTCTTTGATGGTAAGGGTGCTTGTGAAGTTTGGAGACAATATCCATGCGCAAGAGAACAACGCTCAGACCGTAAAAATGTAATCTGTAAAGAAGTTAAGGAGTAAAACGTATGAGTAGAAATTTAATGAGAATGGCTTTAATAATGGCTGCTACGGCAGCTTATGCACAAGATGATATTTTCGGGTGTTCAAGTCCTAGACTTGACGCACCAAGCGGCAATATTCCTTTTGATAAGCAGAAGTGTCAGCCAAAGGCACAGCATGAGTTCACCATCAAGGGTGTTAAGATTATGGCAGCCTCTAAGAAGGATGCTATAAAGAAGTTTAATCATCGTAAAAAGTAAAGAGATATGTTATACGAAGCAAAACAAGGTACAAAGGCTTGTGAATACATTAAGAGTATTCTCGATGCAGAATTTGAAGAGCATCAAGCCTACATGAAAAGAGTAGAAGAAGCCGTAGGTTTCAAATTTGAAAAATATCAGGGCTATCAGCCTAACAGAACTCTCACAAGAGAGTACGAGATTACCGCTATATGGGTTCTTTCTGAGCGTTACGATACGTTAGATAAGAAGGTGTGGAAGAAGGTAGACAGTGTAAAATTGGAGGACGGTTACTATATAGCTATTGCGCCTAACAAGCGTAGTAAGCAAGGTAAGGCAATAGCAGCAGTACTTACATCATATAAATCCTTTACTCATCATTTCAAGATATTGAAGGAACTGAATATCGAAGTTCCGCACGTCAGCCGATTCTCCATCACCCAGCTTTTACGTCACAAAGACCGCATTTTCGTTTACTTCGATGATAGTATTAGAGCTGAAAAGCAAAATCCAGACTTCGTGGAAATCACGATAGGTGAATATGAGGATTTCATTAATGGTAAAGACTAAGCGTATGGATAAGTTAGAATACATTCCAGGAGATTTGGTGATGACAAATGGAGTACCACTAGGTACAGCACAGAATGTCGTTTACAGAGTAACATCATCTGACCCATCAAAGACTTTGAAGTTAGACGATGGAACGGTTCTGAAATGTGTTGTTCGCTTAGAGAACATCGAAGGTGCGGTATTTGGAGAGAAAGGCTATCTCTTAGGCGATAGCTGCGCTTGGGTTAAGGATATTGTTCCGATTCCACTTACTCCTGAGATTCTAGATAAGAATGGATGGAGAAAAGAAGAAGAGAATTACTTTAATGATAGCTACCATATATTCTTAGAATGCAAATATGAGAAATACTCTGCCTACAAAGTTGTACATAATAATGTAGTATGGCTAAGAGACGTAAGAAGTGTTTCCGATTTACAGCATCTTCTCTTCGGTATTGGTATTAATCACGAAATGGAGGTGTAGGTATGTTAAGAGAAGATATTAGAGGAATATGTCACAGACCTTGTATCTACAATGATAAAGATAAGTGTGATATGTGGGATGAGTTATCTGTTCCTGATGAAACAGAAGAGTGTGCAAATCAGATTGATGTTTAACGCCTTCGGGCATAAATAGTAGTAATATGGATATTGTACCATCTTGTTTTTGCTGTAAGCACATGAAACTAAAAGATAGTTTTTATTGTGATGCTTATAATAAAAAAGTAGAAGAATCAGATTGTCACAATGATGATAATCCAAAATTTGAAAGTGTATTTGAATAGTAACTAACCATCCCTTATGGGATATAAATATAAGGTAATTATGAAAAAGTTTATTGGTACAAAGGTCATTATGGCAGAGCCCATGACTATGACAGAAGCACAGAAAGTGCTTGGTAGAGAAATTAAGCCAGCAACCGATGATGAAGATGGCTACTTAGTAGAGTATGATAACGGATATAAGTCTTGGTCTCCAAAGAGTGTGTTTGAGAAAGCCTATCGTGAAGTAGGATCTGTTAACTTCGGCGGAGCTATTAACTTGTTGAAGGCTGGTCTTGCGGTAAGACGCAAGGGATGGAATGGTAAGGGATTGTTTATCGTGAAGCAGGTTCCTGCTCATATCACTGGTGACATCATTCCTAAGATGCAGTCATTGCCACAGATTGCTAAGGACATTCTGATGAAGCGTGAGAATCCCCACATTGATTATACCAACCAAATGTTGATTATCAATCCGGATGGTAGGGCTGATTCATGGGTTCCTTCTTCATCTGATGTGTTTGCGGAAGATTGGGAAGTTGCAACAGATTAACTAACCACCCTCTCCTGTAAAAGGGAGAGGGTGAAAGAAAAGAATATGGCAGAAATAATTTACTTTGGAACAAATGGGTGTTCCGGGCATTATCCTATTGGTATTGACAAAACGCTGACAGGGGCAGAGTATGAGATATGGTGCGAATGCGATAATGAAACTTGGATAAATAATATCCGAAAGAATCCTGGTCGCCACGTTATCAAACATCACGGAGAGGTTTATACAAATTATGGTGTTCCGTTCTCTGTAGATGAAGACAGAGTTGGTGATCATACCGAACTGTTTTGGAAAGGCATTCATACAGAAGAAGAAATTATCAACTTGATAAAGAATGATTCATTCTTATCAAAGCAGTTTAATCTAAAATAATATTGTTATGGCACTACCTAAAAATTATAGTATATGGCTTGCCGTTGATTATGATGGTATAGAAAAAGCTTTTTGGTGTAAACCAAAAAGATGTGAGAAACATGGAGAATGGTGGGGTGATAAAATGGTTCTTCCGCATGGAAGCGTTAAGAAGCTCATCGGAAGAGAATTGTCTTGGAGCGATGAGCCGGTAGAACTTAAAGAAGAATAGCTTATGTTTGGATTTTATGTTGTACTTACCATAGTTGTTCTATTTACAGCTTTTATGGGTGGAGTTATCGGTTATTTAATTGGTAAATATTGGAAGAGATAAATATGAGCATGCAAATATGTAAGGAAGCCTATCAAGAATTGATAGACGGAGATATAGAATGGCTTCTTAGACAGCCTAGAGACCTCGAAAGAGACCATATAGAGGCAGTGCTAAGAAAGAGTGTTGAACTTTTATACGGGAAGAAAGAATAGCTAATGTATAGACCGATTACAATGTATCAGATTGTCTGTGATAGATGCGGAGAAGTGTTTGGTGGCACAGATACTTGCTCTGCACTATTCAGCAACAAAGAAGTCGATATTGGTGACTACTCAGACTGGGAAATGATAGATGGTAAACACTATTGTCCAGATTGTTATGAAGTGGAAGTCATTGATGGAGTGTATAACGTTAAAGCAAAGGAGAAATAGATATGGAAGTATTAAAAGACATAAGTCAGTTAACAAAAGGTTGCGGAGTGACATTTATTAAAAATGATAATTTCCACTTCTACGAGTACCTTATGGTACACCCTAATCGTGAAACCTATTATCTATTTATAGATAACTGGTCGCAAGACGTTGTACGAATACACATTGATGACCTCTTGTCAGGAGATTATTATGTTGGTAAGTACGACCGAATCTTCGTCATGGAGAAGAGAAAAAATTTCTTCAGACGAATGATAAAGAATTGTGATAAAAGAATTGAAGAACTTAAAAGTAAGTAGTTATGGCAAAACCTTACAGAATCAAGCATAAGGCTAGCGGGTTGTACTACCAGCCTGCAAGAAATCATAGTAATCTTGGTAAAAATGGCAAGGTGTATATGGCAAACAACTCGCCATTACTAGCAAATTATGGATATGATTATATATCTATTAGTGTTAGAAAAGGCACTAAGGTACATAATATTCTAGAAAGGTTAATGCCCTTAAAAGGCGTAAAACGTTCTTATGGTGCAGAAGTTTGTTATCGTGTCCCAAAGAGTGAATTTGAAAAAGAAGAATTATAGCGTATGAAAAGTATATTCTCTATGTTTGCTTATTGGGATAGAGTACATCAATTCCCAGACGGACATATTAAAGTAGAAAATAATTTGGCGTGGAGAAGAAAACATATGCATTTTCGCAGTAGTAATAAAAAAATACCTTTTTAGCGTATGAAAAAAGAAACAAGAAATGTAGTAGTTCTCGATTGGGAGGATAAAATTAAGCTACAACAATTTATCGAGGATTTGGAACAAATCTCTGAGACTTATCAAAGTCCTTGCAAGGAACTTACAGGTATCAATAATACAATTTACTATCTCAAAACGATTGAGGAGGCAATTAATTAGCGTATGAAGCTTAAAAAGATAGAATAAATGAAGAAGGAAATATTTGACTTCTCGGAGGCTCTGAGAAGAATGAAGGAAGGAAAGAAAGTGAGAAGGGTAATCTGGAAAGAATGTGGAGCTTATATCCATATTATCTCTGAGACTATTGTGGCTGTATGCGATGGCAATTTCTTTCCTTGTGTTTTCAAAGATTCTGAGGATATTCTCGCAACAGACTGGGAGGAGGTGTAAGGATGAAGATTAGATTAGCAAAGAAGATAATGAAGCCAAACTTTCGTAATGGAAAGATAGGCTATTGGCATAGTCGATACGATTTGTATTGTATGGGGTTTGATGGTTGCAAAGACCACCGCATCACAAAAGCCATAAGTTTAGTTGAATATTGGAATGCTCGTAGGTACAGAAACGAGGCGGCAAAGTTTAATAAAAAGGATCCGTTCCGTCCGAGAGACCTTCGCCGTAGTGTAGAAAGATTAAAACAGTACAGCGTATGAATGAAGAAAAATGTTGCGGTAACTGTCATTGGTTTGATAGCGAAGACGCTTATGGTGTAGGATGGTGCAGTAATAACGAGCATGAATCATCTTGCGACCAAGTATGTGATGAACATGAATTTTAAACTTTAAATATTAAAATGGAAAAGATCTACAGACATTTTAAAGGAGGTTATTACAGATTTATTACTGAGGTCACTAATAGTGAAACTCAGGAGAAAGAAGTTGTTTATATGGCACTCTATGGTGAACACAAGATTTGGACGCGCCCTGCCGATATTTTCTACGGTAAAGTTAATGTTGGAGGTGTAATAATGAACCGGTTTACCGAAGTTATTGGTGAACCAGTTTTGTTCAAGAAAACAGACGAGAATGCTATTATGCCAACCAAGGCGCACGATGATGATTTCTGCTACGACTGCTATGCTGTATCAGAAATGGAGATTTACCCTAATGTATGGAAGTATGGTCTAGGATTCGCTTTACAGATTGAAGACCAAAAGAAACCTGTTGACATTTCAAGATGTTTTACATTTCGTTCACGTTCTTCTATATGTAATACAGGAATGATTCTTAGTAACGGTATTGGTACAATAGACAATTATACAGGCGAGATTTCTGCTGTATTCTATCACGTATTTCCAAAAATGCCGCGATATAAGGTTGGCGACAAAGTGGTACAATTTCATCTTGAAACTTGTGACAACATCATGTTTATAGAGACGGATGAGTTAAACAAAACAGAGCGCGGCGATAACGGCTACGGCTCTTCTGATAAAAAGTAATACATGAATATCACAGATGAACAGAAAACGTATATAAAGGAACACCCTTACGAATCTCCTTACGCAATGGCCAAGAGCTTCGGTTGCGCAGTACAGACTGTTTACTGGTGGCTACATAGGCTGCATGGGGATTCGTTCAAGGACGCAAGAAAAGAGCAAAGAGAGAAGATCAGGGAATCTGTCCGTAAGCTATATCCGGATTACTCTTCTTCTGAAATTTCCAAAGAACTTGGAATAACAAAGTCATGTGTAACAAGCATAGCAAAGGCACTTGGCGTTACTCATACCCAGGAAACGGAAGAAAGACTTCGGTTGAAATGTGCACAGGCAATAATAAGACCGGAGATAATAGCTAAACGTTCTGAATCTCTAAAAAAGACGCTGAGGCTTGACAGGTACAGAGCAACGAATGGAATAAAACAGAAGACACGACGCAAGTTCAAGACCATTCCGAGCAGATGTCTCTGTGCAAGGAACTATCTCTGCAATAAATACAACTACTTCTACGACAAAGATTACGGAGAGCTGCTTACCGTGTTCTACGACAGCGAAACCAAAATGTTGACAGAAGAGCAGCAGAAACACTACGAGACGAAGTATGGTATCAAGTTCCTCCAGGGAGCTGAAGAATAATTTCTGTGCATTATCTATATGTTTAGGGGTGGCTACACATCGCGTGCGGTCACCCCTTTTTGTTTATAAATCAATAACCAAATAAAAACATTAGAAAAAACTAAGAACGTTTGTGTAACTTTAATTTCCAGTATATACAACCTAAAAATGCGAGAATGCCTATGAAAAGGCAAACTGAAGTTATCTTACCTATATTTAAAAATGCCATGTCAGTCCTTGATAGCTGTTTCTCGACATATACTTTATCTTTCGATATTTTACTTATCACTGAGATTAAGGAGTCACACTTGCTATGATATATCGCAGCACTATCCTTGTATTCCTTAAGACTAGAAATACTATCTCTCAGTATCTGTACGTCCTCTTGTGATATTTCGTGATATTCGTAGTGAAATTTATCCTCACCAACCTTGTTGCCGTTCGCATCATACTTCGAAGCTGTACTATCCTTGATATGTGTCTTCTCTTTCGTAGTTGACTTCATAGACTCTTTATGCGATGCTCTGTATGATTCCAGCTCCTTGACAAGCCTTGCATTAAAGAGTGAATCCCACTTAGCCTCGTTGCGCCGGTCTGTGATGTACGTTTTCTTCTCTATCACACGTTCTTTCGCCTTACATCTACAGAACATTGATAGAATCAGCATTGCTACTGCAATGGTAATTACAACCTTTGTTATCTTATCTATCAGTTTCATAAGCAAGTGAATTAATTCTGTTCAGCCAACCATTCTTGAACTTTTTGTTCTGTGGTCTTGTCTGACAGATACGGTCAATGAAATTTTTTCTTTCCTGCTTGATGTTATCAAACAGTTCCCGGCCATCTCTTGCGTTGACAGCTGCGATAGTCTTCGGCCCGACAATACCATCCACATCAACGCCAAGAACTCTCTGAGGAATCTTGATACCGTAGGCTCCGCTAGCCCATACCCAGTCGACGAGGATATTGGCTACGTTCTGGTCTTTAATATCATCAGCATTCCACTTATCCCAGTAGTACTTCTTGAAGATTACACCCCATTGCACACTGGTCATACGCTTTAAATCGTTAACCGTCTTCTTGCTGCCGAATACTGAGCGGTACGTAGCAAGAGTCACACCCATATTAGTAGCTCCTCCCAAATCATCTTTGTCGTTAACGAAGCCACCTTCCCACTTTAGGATAAACGGCTCTAAAATCTTACTGTTTGCCATTTTTGTTTTCCTCCTCTTTTTTATCAAACTCATTGTTGAGTCTGTCAATAATCGGTTTCCAGTAACTAGGCAGTGCCTTTGCAAACTCGAATCTCAAAATGTAGTAAATAACTCTGAATGCTACATTCTTAGGGTATGCCTTGATGAGGTTTTTGAACGCGTTGCATAGATACACATAGCAGAATATATACGTAAGCATCTTAATCACGAATAATGCTTCTGTATTGTCGTTGCAACTTACCATGATTCCATACATGACATACACAATAACAACATACAAGAGCATCTCTAAAAGTGCGTTCTTGAACTTTGATACAGAAAAATTCTTGCATCGTACAACACTCACGCCGTCAGCTCGCATACCGCAGAAGATATTGAAGCCAAATGCGATAACCAACGCCAAGATGAATCCCTCTGTTGGCGTTGCAAAGGCAAGTATAGCTGAAAAAATAGTAACACCTATCTGCCGAATCTGTGATGAATCTAATAAATCTGTCATAATCTGTTATCCTGAATAATTAATAAAAATAAAGTTTCGGTCTCTTTCTGCAAAGATAGCAAAAAAAACCGAAACTTTATTCAGCATAACGAAAAACTTTAGACATTCAAGTCATAATATGGAAGTCTGCCACTTTCCAGGAAGGAAATACATTCATCGAAAATCTTTTGCTCGTAGTTGTACGTATTGATCTTCGGGAACCATTTCTTTATCTTTGCGTCGTTGCGTTTTACCATTTCACCCCAGAGAACGCACCAGTCTTCGAGATTGATGTTGTCGTTCTTGACCTCATGCCAATAGTCCTTGGCTACATCTTTAGTGTGAAGCTGGCCTATGAGACAAAGATGCATATCTGCCATTTCTTCGTTATAATGACACGCGCCAATCTCTCCCTGGACCTGCTTCATCATATCAAGCATTACGCTGTCATTCATTCCGACTTCACAACAATCTGCCATGATCGTAACACAGTTCTTGATAGCCTGCATGTCATTGCTAGCTATAATGTCTTCGAATATCTTTTTCATAACCGTATATTTTTGATGTTACTTCAGAAAATACTCTCTGATGTTGTATACACCATCCTTGTCTTTCAACAAATCGAGTGCAAGGCTGTGGGCATACTTAACCAGATGTTCTGTATCAATGTCCTTAACATCTTCCTTGCCGAGTATCTTAGCAATTGTGCATCCGTGGTCGCTTACAACCTGATTCATCGCAACGTACAAAGCGTAATCGTTGTAATAAGGTTTCTCTTCTGTTGCAAGTCCGAGACCGGTCATAGCATTGATCCATGTCTGCATATCCCAGGTTACTGGTGGATTCATACCGTTTACAATCTCCGAAGCCTCCTTCTTCGTAAGATAGTTCTTCCACTTGATAGCGCAAAGCTTATCAAGATACTCTTGTGCCAACTCTGGGTGCTTGGATGCCATATCCTTCATCATGCAACGCATCGTATTACCGAATACGTGCATATACTTTACGTTTGCTGATGATGCCATCATTCCGTACAGCTCATCAAATTTACTCATAATCTCTTTTGTTTCCATATCTTATATATTTTAACCTATTATCAAATCTCTCAACTCTACAAAGTCCTCCTCTGTGAAGTTGATACTTCGCTTGCTACCAAAGAGAATAGCAGTAGCAATTCCATCTGGCAGGTCAATAGACACAACTCCTTTGTCGATATGTCCGTGTATAAAACCTACATCGAATTTGTAATCTTCCACGGATTTTAGCATCTGCATCATATCTTTAAATATCGTGTTGGCATCTATGTTGCCGTCTTCATCGGCGATGAATAGGGTAGCGTTGTCAATGCTCTTGCCCCAACTATCTTTGTGCTTGGCGATGATGTTGTGCGCCGCACGTTTCATGTACACTGATGGTATGGCGAGCATCTGGTTAGCCTTAACCATATCGTCTATTCTAGCATCTGCCCAAACGTCAACCGATTCAAGCAGTTTCTCTTTAAGCTCTGTTATATTCATTTCTTAGATCCTCCTTTCTTAGCTTGATTCTGACCATTAATCATTGCGAGATAATCCTTGTATGCCATATCTGGATAATTGGTGAGGTAATCATCAAGCAAGGCTCGCTTCTGTTCCTCCTCCTTAGCCATCTCCTTCTTTAGCTTTGTTACGATGGATAGGTGATGCTTCAAAGCCTCCTTGCCTTGCTCTGTCTGCTCTATACGAGGTCGGATAATGCGTAGTTCCTCATCTTGCACAAGCTTAGATACGTACTGCAAACTCTCCACGTATTCTTGGTTTTGTATCAAGAACTGCTTCTGAGTATCTGTAAAACTATCCTCTATCTTATCTATCTCATCGAAGAGTGGAGTAGAAGATACCTGCGTCTGCATGTTGATGGATGCTCGTTTCTGCTGTATTGCTTCGTACATCTTCTGTAGCTCGGCATCCATCATCTGCGGTTGCTGCTGATTTGTGCCCATATCCAATAATGGGCTGTTACCAAAATTCATCATAACAATCAATATCTTTAAAGTTGGTGATATATTATAGAGAGGTGAGAGGGCATCCACCAACGAGGGCAAACACCCCTCACCAACTCATTTTTTCTTAGTCCGTCTAACCGACTTCCTTACTGCTCTGTTACGCTCCTGTAGTGGGAGTAGAAGGAGCAGTGCAGTTACAGCCATAGCTGCCGTAACCAGTAACTACTGGTGTAGATGGGAGCACAAGCTGACCATCAATCTTGCGGCAGCACTTCTCGTTAACGTAAGCCATCATAAGTTTCTCCTTGTAAGGAGTGAGGGCTTCCATTACGGCTACCTTCTTGTCGAGGTCACTATACTTTGCTTGCAACGCATCGTACTGGTCTCTCTGATTCTTGTACAAGCCGAAATCAGCATCAACCTGAGACTTGTAAAGACCGAACTCAGCCTGCATTGCACGGCGGTTCTCGGCGTTGATAGCATCGTTAGCACCCTTATACATAGAGAACTTCTCAGCGATGTCTGTCTCTCGCATAGCGTAGAACTTGTTAGCGGTGTCGAGCTTCATACCGAACATGTAGGTAAGCAACTTTACCTCATCATCGCATTCCTTCTCCATTACCTGCAAGGCAGTTGGCTGATTTGAACTTGCGTTAGCCCCATAGGCGTTGATGTTCACGTTCTCAGGCATATTGCTGCCACCGAGTGAACCAAACACACTGCGGTTGTTACCGCCAAGCAACCAAGCACCAGCACCGAGTGCTGTGCCGATGATACCAAGGGTAAGACCAGCATTGCCTGTTGCCTTAGAAGCATAATCATCGTGCTTCTTTCCCTCTTCGTAGATTTTCTTCTCTACGACCTTTGCATCTGTCATTTCCATAATACAATCTTTTGAAATCCTTAATATTAACTAACACTATTGTAACGTTACGGATGCAAAGGTACAAAGAATAGGGGAGAGCAAATATAACTCTATCACACTTTCTTTTAGTGGTTGATTATCAGAGATTTAAGGTGATAGTAGGTAGTATCATAAATAACAAAAAAAGAGAGGCAATCACTTACCTCTCTTACTCAACTTGTAAGGAATACTTACATGTTCAACTATTATTTTCTTTTCTTTTTAATGTAGTGCAGTATATCCCACTTCTTAAAATATCGGGTGTGCCCTCGCTTTTTGCATTCTCCGTTCGGAATGTCACCTCTAGCAACCATTCTATTCAATGTTGCATCAGAAACGTGAAGCTTCTCCTTGACCTCCTCGGTGCTCAACATAGGGTTGAGAGCATACGGCAGATAGTTCTCACAAAGGTCTTCTATCTCATCGCTACTCATTCCGCAAGCAGTTACCTTCTCCCCTCTCTTCTCTTGCTCGTCTGCTCGAAAACAAGAATCCGATAACGATTTTAATAACACTCCCAAGGTGTGATAACCAAATAACTTTCCCATATCATTATAATCTAGAGATTAAACTTTGACATCCCTTGCCTGAGAAATACTTATCGGAAAAACCATATACATAAAATATAATGGTCATTACAAGTATTACAGCATTAGCTTCCACCATTTCTTTGGTGGTAAAAACATTCCAGTATACAATATGAATAGCATTTATCCCAAATAGGTAGATTATCATCGGAATACGCCATCTGTAGCAGAGCCAAAAGAATCTGCTAGCAAGTATAAGCACAAGCGGATGGATGTAAACTGAGAAATAGATAAATGCTGCCGATACCCAATTCTCCTTAAACCATACGCACATTTCTTTTTCATGAGACGCAAATGTTACCATGCATGCAATATGAAAAAGCATGATAAACAGAGGCATCACTTCACAATAATACTTAAACCAAGTGAGTAGCTTTACGCTGTAGCCTCTACCTGCAAGGATAATGACGTTTATCATTTCGCTAACGTCCATGTCCTTAAACATTACTCTTGACAACTGTACAACACCGACTGATTGAACTAACCGATGGACTTCATTTTCTTCCTCTTTAGTCATAAGCTGTTATATTTTAGTTGATTTAAAAGATTGATGCCGCAAAGGTACGCATCTTCTAATAAAAGTAATTGGTTTTTGATTGATTTTTGTGTTAAACTTCGTAAAAAGTAACAATTCGTAAGTTCCGTTACCGCTTCTCTGTTACCAAAATAACATAAAATGGTAACAAAATAGCGTTAGAACGGCTTCCTTACCAAATTCTAACGCTATTTCTATATCTACTTATCAGTGTTTATCCTATCACAACATCAAGGGTCTCCATATCAGCGAACTTCAAGCCGCAATCTTTCGCTGCCTTGAACAGCTCCTTCTCGTCAACCGCCTCGATGGCTACCTCTACCTCCTTGTCGGCAAGTTCCTTGAAGTACTTCTCGGTCTTCTGCTTCTGATTGAAGAAGTACTCATTGACCTCAGCGAACTTGGCTGAATCATCCTTGGTGTATTCGTAGCCCTCATCGGCGTGCTTCTGCTCCAACTGCTGGCACTCCTGAAGCTTGTGCTGCATCTCCTCGAACTTATCGTCCTTCAGGCTCTCCTGCGCTTCCTTCACATCCTTGTCGTAAGTGTCGGCTACTTGGCGCAGTGCCTTCATGTTCTTCCAAACTCGCAAGGCGGCATCATCGCTCATAGATGATGTCTTCAATGCTTTCAACGTTCTGTAGGCATCAACTGCCTCAATTGTCTTAATCTTTTTCATAATTGTTTCTTTATTTTTATGTTATACAATATTCTTCGCCAGATTGCTATAGCAGAATACCTTTCCTATTAACAGTGCAAAGTTAAGAAAATAATTCCGAATAGCAATGCAGGAGGAGTAAAATTTACGAATTTTAAAAATCAGTTTCCCCACGTTGGGTAATCACTAGGTCGCAACGTATCTGCTTTCTCGGTGAGAACGTAAACCACAAATACATTTCTAGCATATTTGTTATATTAAGAACATCTGCTTTTTAATGCATAATATAACTACCTCCTGGAGGAACTTGTTTCCATCCACCATCTATATTAATTTCAAAAGATAATTGACACATTTGTCCATAATAACCTCCTTCATAAACATTATCAAATCTTATATATATATCAACATAATCTGTTCTATCACCTTCAGGAATAGTTACAGAACCTGTAATTTGACCAGAGCTATTAGATACATAACCTCTTCCGTATGTTGTCTTATTGTTACCATAATTACAAACACTTCTAAATATACCATCAGTAATCGTAATTGTAGCATCAGGAAGTTTATATATTCTAGCTTTACAAATACAAGTACCACCAACTAATTCTCTCAACGATGAGAAATCAACAAAACCACTAGAACCGCTTTTAATACTTTCCATATTAATTTGTCTAGGATAATATTTAAAAGTAATAGCACCCGGAAGAGATATAAAAATTATTTTTGTATTATCATATAAAGTTGCATTACGGGTATATGCTAAAAAAGGAACAATATCAATAAACTTATCTCCACTGCCTATATCAAAAGTTATTTCTTTATTAGCGTATACATAATCTGTTGGTTTTTTGCAATTACCGACATAATAATTTTTATAAATCTTATCATTAACATTATATGGTGAATCATAACGAATTTGAATCCAAAAAGACCAACCTAAATATAAATCAGGTATTATATCATCCATAGTAACATTTGTATTATAATCCGCATTTGTTTTCTTATATAGAATACAATTAAATTTAGGAGTTGAAGAATAATAAATTTCAACGTTATGAAATTGAGGAATAGAAGTCAGAAATACATTACTTATTGCTTTACTACTATAGTTTCTAAAATCACTTAATCTATAAGGAGAATTAGCACCACCTTTTGGAAAATGTTTTCCTGATACCATTGTAGTTGTGTTATCATGAATACCGCCAGTCTGACCATATACATTATCAATATAAAGATTTTTACATGCTTCAATAGCAAAACCTTCTCCTCCATAATTATTACGTAAGTTCTTATAAGTATCCATAGGTATATTCATACCACAACGAACAACACAAGTGTATTTACTATATGAAGATGTTACTATTTCCTCAGAGTCTTCTCTAATAGGATATTCTTTAAATTCACCTTTACAACTAATAGGTTTATACTTACTCCATATATTTATATTTTCACTCTTACAAAGAGTAGCAAGGTCATTGCTACTCTCTCCAAGAGCTCGTTTAACATCATCAATGCTAACAGGAGCACTAATAATTCCAGTTTCACTATTGTAAGGCATAATCTTTATTTTTTAGATATTCAACTTTAGTTTCTAATTCTGTTACAACTTCTTTAGTAACAACTCGCTCTACTGTTACATTGAACACTTTCGCAAGCTATAATATAAAGCGTTCCATACGCTAATCTTTAGAACTTAAAACACTAGGCAAGGCAGCTCTATAAGAGCCACCCTGCGTTAATACTCACGATACCTACTCTGCTGCCTCGCTTGCCATATTAGCGGCGATAGCGGAATTGACCTCCTTAATCAATGCTGATACCTCACTGAGCTTGCTCTGCGGAACACCGCTGATGTTGTAGGTCAGCTCGCTGCCGTTGAAGCTTGCGTTGGCATTGCCGAGATAATTACCATTTGCGTCACCATAGATACTCATATTGATGCTCTCGATGTTGCCACCCGTCTTGTCAACATTGTAGGTGATTTCTACTCGATAGCCGCCCTTGGTATAAGTGGCGGTTGTCTGTTCACTCTTCTTGTTAATCTTTAAATTCTCCATTTTCTAATCTAATTTAATGAATTAATATTCTTGTTATCTAATCTCTTCTTGTTGCAGTCTTCCTTATCTCCACTCAATCGCAGAACCTCTGATTCAAGGAAGACCACCCGAGCCTTCAACCTGCTGACCTCATCGCCCACCTGCTCGATAGCACCGAATGCCGTTGCAATCAGCTTCGGAGACCAGTAGTTAATCTTGTAGTAGCCCTTCTCGTCAGTCTCCACGATGTCCTTTAACTGAGGGTTGCACAAGACGTGCTGGGCAATCCAACCGATAGACCTTGTGTTGTCCTTCTTCCAAGCGAAGCCATAAGTGCCACCCATCGCCTTGATGATACCCAAGTAGTCCAGCTTCCGCAAATCCTGCTTCAAGCGGATGTCAGAAGATTGATAAGCTGTAACTCCACCTTTAGCAAGAATGCTATTAGGGAAGTAAGTATTCATATTATAATCAAAGTTATATATATGACCTGTATGCCCCATAAATCTATCAGTAGGAAATGAATACTTAGTAAAAGCAAATATTCGTATTCTATTTATTGAAGCATTTCGTAATGCAGTAGTATTTTGGTCGTGTTTAAATTTAAAACGAATATATCTTCTATTATTGTTTCCTACAGGAAAACCTTCGTTACCATTAGATAGATTTATATAATTAAATTGATTCCATCCAGTCATAAGTTTAGTAAAAGTATTAATTATTACACCTTTACTATCTATAAACTCTACAGTACAAATAGTATTAATACCATTTGACATATCAACACTAGCAAAATAAATTTGAGAATAACAATTATTAAGAACTTCAAATGTAAACATTAATTGGTTCTTTTTTACTTGAGCTAATTTCTCAGCATCATTATTACCAGTAATAACATTATTACCTAAATTAATACTATAGTTTTCTGGAACATTAGCATATAGTTTAAATTTATTATTATCTGACATCTCATATCTAGTCCAATTAGCACCATTATCGTTAGAATAGTGTATATCTACATTTGTAACGGGTATACTATCAGTAATAGCAGTAATTCCAGAACATAAAGCATCAGCTGAAACATAACAACCCGCTCCTTTATTATTAACTTCATAATTTGTAGGTAATATACCTTTATTATTTATTAAACCGTTAACTGATAAATTACCAGCAATAACAGCATTTTTACTAACACTAATACTACCACAACTAATAGCATTATTTACATTAAGAGACTTAAAACTAGCATTACCGCTTTGTGATATTTGCCAATAAGTACTACCTGCTTGACTACATATATCTTGAACTTTCACCCAATTAGTATTATTACCATTACCTAAATATAAATCACCACCACTACCTCCAATTCTAGCTCCACCATCAGGAGTTATAGTTGTAATACCTGGAAATTTAAGTGTACCATTACTTTGTGCACTATTAGCATTAAACACAGAATTATCAGCTATACCAAGATAAATAGTTTTATTAGAATGAGTATATTTAAGACCAGCCCATTGATTCCAATCCCAGTTTGTCTCGCCAAAGCGAATAGCCGCACCTGTGTTGAAAATAACTTGCGCATCAATGGCACTAATAGGAGTTAACTTGTTGCCAATCTTAAGCGCACCATTCTGCAAGGTGGTACTGATGGTGTTGCTTGCGCTGATGGTGGTCGCACCGCTCAAAGCACCGCTCACGTTAGCCGTTCCGTTGAACGACTGTCCCCAGATGGTTCTTGCCGTTACAAGTTGGTCTGCTTGATTCACGATGCCAATTCTCGTAGCACCATCAAGCAAGGTGTAAGGGCTATCCCCTGTGGTTGCTGGCAAGCTTTGAGCCGCAGAGAACGATGTATTTGTCACCAAAGTTCCTTGGCTTGTGAAATCGGCAGACGTGCGTCCTGTCTTCTTGATGATTGTGTAAGACAGACTTCCATATTGACGTTGGCAATTTCCCCAAAGTTGAACATTGCCAGTTGCATTGTTGTAGTACACACGCAACCTTGAAGACATGTTTCCAACCAACTCACGCAAGGATATGATAAAGTTATATGCCCCAGAGTCCTTCGCTCCATTCTGACGGATTCTCAACACGACAACCGAAAAGGTATCGTTAAATCCGTTGGAGAAGAGGAACGTGAAATTTCTATCATTATATTGGTTGCTTGTGACGGTAATGTCAAACAACTTCGCCCAATAGTGGGAAAGGCTTGCGGTGTTGCTGTTTACCGCTCCCGACCATACGATGTTGTCTTTGTGCCAACCATCGAGCAAATCCGCATTGAGGTTTGTCCATTGTGCGGTAGTCGAAGCTATGTGATTCGAGCCGTTGTAACCGAATTGCATACCTCCCTTGCCGAACTTCACCATTCCTGCGTTGTTGTTGCCAACGCCCATCAAGCCGATAGTGTTGCCAATGTTACAATCACCTATGTAGCAATCATCGCCAATGCGCAATCCATTGTAAGCACCATTCAATGCGCTTGCCACAATCTTAAGCTGACCTGTGAGCGTTCCACCTGTCAAAGGCAAGTACTTTGCGGCGATGGCATCCACCTGTGACTTCGTATAAGCATCAGTAATGCCATACCCACTTATCGTTGTCGGCTTGCTTGTGAGTTCTGAGAAGGCAAGGCTGTTCTTGATTGCAAACGAGCCGAAAGCACCCTTGTTGCAATAGGCGAGGTTTGAACTAGTGCCACTATATGCTCCGTTCCAGTAAGCTATGAAGCTCATGTCAGGAATGATGTTGCCATCGATCGATGCGTTAGTCCATCCCGAAGTGCCCACCGCAGAAAGGCTCTTCTTCGTGTAGCTCTTGGTGTAGGTGATGGCTGTTCCACTGGTGGATATGCCAGTCACGAACACATTGCTTCCACTTGGCTGAGTAACCGAGCGCAAGCCATCCGTAATGCCAAATCCCGACAAAGTGGTTGGCTTGTTGGTGATATAGCTCCACGCAAGGTTTCCTTGGAACGCCGTGAGTGCCTTGATGTGTGGAGCGATGAAGTAAGCATCGACTTGGTTCGTAACGAAAGAAAGGCTTACACCTGTTCCCATAGTGTCATGGTCAGTATAAACCAATGCAGCCGATTGAACGCCACTTGCATCAGGGTTATCGCTAGTTGAGAAAACCAATTGCGGACCGCCATCGCCATAGGACAGCTTTCCAGCCGACTTGATGTAGTTTGCATCGCTGCCATAGGTAGTTCCATAAATCACCAAGCGATTCTGCTCTGCCTTGTAACTTGTGTTGACGGTGACACTAGCCTTTGACAACTTCAAGATGTTGTCTATCTTGGTGATTCCTGTCAAGGCTTGCTCGGCACTTCTGCCCTGCACCTGTGTCGTTCCCACATAATGAGTATGGTTAGACAAGCTGAAAGAACTACCCTTCGTCAAGGTCAAGGTATGCCCACTGATAGATGCGGTTGTTATCGCATTCCCAGAACCTGTTACGCTAACGGCATTCACACCGTCTGTGATACCATATCCGCTGAGACTTGTTGGCTTAGAGGTCAAACTTGCAAAAGTATGTGTATGCCCATTGAGCGAGAATGTAGAGCCTTTTGTGAAGGTTATCTTTGTTCCACTCTTCGACACGCTAGTTACGGCATTGCCTGAGCCTGTGGTTTCAATACTTGTTGCACTACCACCTTCCAAGCTAGAGATACGAGAATCAAGAGCCTTGATGGAGTAGGCAGAGGCAATCTCACTCAGCGATTCTGATGTAAGCTTCAAGGCATTTGAATAACTCTTCACACTGCCGTTCAAGCCGCCACCACCGCCCGTGGTAGATGCTCCTGCTCCGTATGCCGTGATACCACCTGTGGCATAGAGATTACCATCAATCTTGATAGCCTTATTGGTTGCATCATACGTTATCTTAATGCCATGGAAGGAGATTGCGCCTTCGAATGTAGCATCGCCCGATACACCAAGTTTAGAGAATGGTGCGTTTGGCTTCAAAGACACAAGGTCAGCAACGCTCGTTCCTGCACTTCCTTCCTTCCAAGTCGGCTCGAAGAAGGTGAGGTATGCGCCAAGATTCTTTTCGCTGATGATAAACGATGTAGGGTCTGCGTGAACCTTTCCGCTCACATCCCACCAGATAGCACCATTGGCAAGATAACCCGAGCCATCGAAGCGGATGAGGGAGGTTGCAGGGGTAAGATTTCCGCTATTATAGTCCTTATCCACCATCTGACCGCCCCACCATGTTGCGATACTCTTCTTTCCTCTATTTGGGTCTATTGCTCCGTTGATACCGCTCTGAACGTTTCCGTCTCCGTCTCTCAGCGCAAGGAGCGTTGTCATTACAAGACCACCGTCAATATCTGTAGTCTGACCGAGCGCATCCTTGAGATACTTGTAACCTGCGAGGTCTGTGATATTCTGCTGCAAGTCACCATATATCTTGCTAGTGATATAGGCGTTTGCCAAGCCAAGTTTGTCATAGAATGCGCTGTATGCAGACTGAAAGTTGGTAAACTTCGTTCCCACGGCTGAGACGATAGCAGCCTTGCCGTTGGTATCAGTCTCATTGTATCTTTTAGATATATCTGAGAGATACGTAACGAGTTCCGTTTTGGCACTCGTGAGAGTAGCAAAAGCGGTGTTGAGGTCGGTGAGTTCCTTGGTGTTCGCCAGTACCTCTGCGTTCTTCACTTCATTGTACGACTTCTGTGCTGCCGCAAAATCATCTTCAAGTCGCTTAGAATCCTGCGCCATTGCTGCAATCTCGGAAGGCTCTAGGTAGCCATCGGTAACATAATTATCGAATTCCTTCTTATTATCAGTGACCGTATTTCCGAGGTTTTTAATGTCCGTCTGTGCGGTCTGTGCCGCCTTCTGAGCATCTTCTGCTGCCTTTTTGGCTGCGTTGGCAACGGTATCATCGGTGTATTTAGATGCTTTAATCCAATCACCGATGGCGAACTGAGAACCTGCCGCTTTGTTGGTCTGACAGCGCAATACCTCATTCTTGTAGGTACTGCCGTCAGAAGGATAAGTGGCATTAACCCATATATCGCCAACCTGATAAGGTGTCGTAGGCTGAACGCTGAACACCTTCATTTTCCCGTTTGCGGTCTCCTGTGCCATTCTTGCATCGGAAAGGGCTTTGGCGATGTCGGTATCTGTAATGAGAGTCCACTTATAGGTGTTGCTATCCTTGGCAAAGCGGTATGCCTTGCCCGTCTTGTTGTTGTAGTAAAGGTCGCCAAGATGGATTTCTTTATCCTTATCGGTCTTCCAACTGATGGCTGGGGCATTCTCCAAGGTAGGAACACCATCATAGAACCACGTTTCGATAGCACCATCCACCTGATTCTGCAATTCGCCAATCTTCTTGAAATACTGAGACAATTCCTTGCCATCCACAGTGGATTTAGCGGAAATCTTACCCTTAACAGACACTTGCTTAGTGCTGCTATCATATCTGATATAAGAGCTGCCCTCATAGCCATTCTCCTTTGTAGGTCTATCACCTACATACATATCACCATAGACGTTGAAGAATGCCTTGTTATTCTGCTTATTCACACCATATTCCACGTATTCCCTATTGGCAAAGGAATAGCTGTTGATGCCGTGATAGAGGCTGATGGATGGCGAATAGGTATCTACCGCCGAGAAGATAAGGCAGTTCTGACGTTCTACATCGGTTGTGTTACCGCACTGGTTGAGCACATCACCTTTAGCAGGTACGTCGCTTGCCGTAGCGCAATCGGTATCGGAGAGGTCGATATAATGATACTTCTTTCCTTCCAGCTCTACAGGGTCTTCATCACGACCGATTACCAATCTCCAGTAAAAGTGATTGCCTGCCTTGTGATAAGTGCCCTTGCGAACATTGAATGATTCCGAGCGCACTTGGTCGCCAACAGCGAAATCATTATCCACGGCATCGCCTTCCTGCTCTGCTAAGAAATAGCAACGATAAGCCTTCTGTGACACATTATTGTATGTCACAGTAACCTCTTCTACCTTATGAGCCACCATGCCACCAGCAGGAGAGATTATCTCCTTACCGCCAATGGTGGATGTTTTATTGATGACCAGCTCCTCGAAGATAGCCTTCATTCTTACCTCCAAGTAATCTGTGATGAGATGCGAACGACCTTCTGCATCTGGAGTCCACGAGCCTCCACCGACAAGCAATCCCTGCAAGAACTTCTGCACCTTCTCCCAAGTGATTGTGCCGTTGGCTATGTCATCGTTTATCTTTGAGATAAAGTGCTTACTTCCTTCTGTCGCAACCTGATTCTTTACCTGTGTAGTTGTCAAGCCTGCGCCTGTTCCGCCATTTCCACTTTGGAGCGACGATATCTGCTGTTGGATCTTCTGGATAGTTCCAACCTCCTTATCCTCGCGAAGAGTTATATCGTAGGTAGGAATCTTACCATCTTCTTCCTTGATTGTGAGCTGATCTATGGATATTACACCGCCAATTCTGAGGTCAGTATCCTCAAACTCCATCAAGTCTCCGGCTTTGAGCGTATCATGAAGACTCTTGATAACTCCTGTAGTATCCTTTTCAGCAAGATCATGCTGTCTTGCCATGAAAATCTCATCAACCTTAGGCTGATAGACGTACCTTGTGTAGTCGTTCTTGTCAATGAATGCTATGGCGTATTTAAGGAGCTTCAGAGACGCAGCATTGACATACGAATCAGGAAGTGTGATGTCGGTAAGAACGAAATGGTCGCCTTTCTTGATAGGGTAGTCCTTGTATGGAAACCAAAGCTCAAGAGCGTCGTCCTTTACTCTTTCAATAGTAAGCCTCCATCTTCCATCAATCTTGGTTGAGGATGCTACCTTGAATGTTCGTCCGCCACACATACCATCCTTCATCGAGATGGAGAAGTCGTCATCCTTTAAGTCGTTGATATCAAAGTCGATAGCCTTTTTAAGATAGATATCAACATTCTTTACGGTTTCATTATCGCCAAATCTTCCGTCATCATCAGGAGCCACACCCTCATCAATCTCATCAACACGTACGCCACCGATTTCCATCTCTTCGATAGTAGGGTAGATTTCAATAACTCCATTTGTCTTATCATCTGTTTCAAAGAACTGCGATGCAGAACGAAGGCCAATCTGCTCGATGTTGATAGAATCGATGTATGGCCTGTGCGGATCTGTGGAGAATTTATGCTGTCTCCCGGTAGGATTCACGTACTTCTTCTCTTCATCCGTGAGTGTGTTATAGAAATCACTCAGCGATACATGAGGGAATCCAGGCAACATAAGTCTGTTGATGGACATGTTGTTCGGAAGATTCTTTGCGTACTCCTTCATGGATGAAGGAACTGCCTTCTTGTTGAGACCGGACGTGATATACATCTTTGTATTTCCGGCCTTGACCTGCGCAATAAACGCATCAAGCTTCTCCTTTGATTCCTCATCTCCGGTGTCAGTCTGTGTTCCCTTCAGCTCAGAATAGAATCTACATTTTTTAGAGTCGTATGCCTGTGTTACATAACCGGTAATCTCAGTTTTGAAATCAAATGTAACCTTAAGTACCCAACCGAGAGACTGCTCGCCAGTTTCCCCAGGAACAATATACTTTCTCGGATTCTTGAAATATGTTTCTATATAATCGAGGTCCAGTTCAAGTGTAACATTCGTGCTGGCCCCGACGACTTTCGTGATGTTCGCCACATACTTGACACCGAGGTCCGCATAGTAGTGAGAAGGAAGATTCTTCTCGGAACCATATGCTCTTAGTCTTGTAACGACACTCTGATCGGAATCAGCGTTCTGAACAATCTCATAGAGTCCATTGCCGAGTCCGTACTTGAAGATATGATTAGCCTGTATTCCGGTAGTACCGACATAGATGTTTCTCCCTCTGACGATGAAGTTTATGTCCCACTTCTCGTTCACAAGCGCAAGGGCTTGCCAACAGGTCTGCGAATCCACTGTAATAGACATCGATTCGATGACGTTATCGTCGGTTTTCTCACCATAAACCGACAACCACTCACTTTCGAGGGCTCCACGCTGCACGGAACGCTCCTTGTTTCGGGAGTAAATCTTCCAAAGACCTGCACCAATCTGCTCGTTTAAGCATGCCTGGATTCTGTCGAGCAAATCATCCAAAGTCTGTACATAGAATGGGAATTTCGGTAGGGCAGTGTAGTGAAGCTCGTTATCGTTCAATACCACATCGAGGAACTCTGCCCTGGCAAGCTCATCCTGCAATGCGTTGAACTTTACGCTGTCATACACGAAGCCCTCACCGTAGGTGTCAGGTCTTGCCTGCTTATCTTTGCCCGGCTCGTAGTTGAGCTCGAATCGCTCGCCACGATAGACAATATAGTCGCCTATCTGAAAGTTGATAGGCACTTCATGCTTGAAGTTGATAGTCAAAAAGCACTCACCCATCCAGGAATCAGAGTACTCCAATCCATGAACGGTTATCTGCTCTCCGTTAACGTCTGTCAGCTTCGAGCCATCCTTATGATAAATATTCCAAGCGCTCATCTGTATGCTATACTAAATTTGAAATATTGCCCTGTGTATCCTTAATCGGCTTAATATCAGTAACAGGGTCGTTAAACTTGAAAGTAATAGAGAGGACTAGCAAGTCCTCGTTATCCGGATCCCTATAGAGGTTTGGATCAATATCCTTAAGTCTTACATGCTGTCTTCCGATTCTATTGAAGTCGCAATACATCTTCATCATGCCTGACTTGCGGATGTAATCAATAAAAGCCTTACATCTCTCGTTAGCTCCGAAAGCCTCGCCGTGGAACATAAACTTAACCTTATTCTCGTATGCCGCCATATAAAGTCCATCCTTTCCGATATATTCGTCATCACCATGCTCATCGTGCCACTCCCTTTTCGGTGGTTCCTTGACAGAATCACAAGGCTTGAACGGACTCTCGCTAACGTACATACCAAAGTCGGCGATGGAGTCCTTCACCTCGTTCCCATCGCCTTCCTTCTGCATGTATATCCTGAAATAATCTTTCATACCTAAATCAACTATTTATAAATGCAAATATACAAAATATTGCATAAATATGCAAGTAATATTCAATTAAAAATGCATAAATATACAAAAGAGGGCGCAGATCTATGTCTGCGCCCCCGATTGTTACTTCATCTTCAATGATTTTGTTCCGTTAAGAACTCTGTTGAAGTTGTCGTTCAATTCAGAAACAGTAGCGTCAATCCTCTCGGCTGCATCAGCATTTCGTAACGTGTTACGAGCAATCGTATTCAGCTGCGACAACTGCGACTTCGCAATCTCGCTCATCTCTGGATAGTACTTAGCTTGTTCTGCTCTCATGACAGAGCAATCGAGCCTAATTGCGTTGAGGTATGAGGCAATCAAGTCTCCTGTTTCCTCCGTAATACTCTTAATGGAATTTCTAGAAGAAGAACTGCTATTATCTGACCATCCGTAAGTTTTCTTAAGGTAATCTCTCGTTGCCTCGATTTGCTTTGAGAGTTCATCTGTGCTGTTCTTTACGTCGGCATACTCGGCTCCTGTGTATTCTGAAATAACATTTCCGTTGGAATCCTTAATCTTGTCATCATTCTCTGCGTACCCCTGAGTCTTCTTCAGAAGGGCCTTGATTTTGTCTCCATATGTATTCTCAATCATGGAGTTCAAGATGGCGTCCTTTAATTTTCCTTCAAAGCCATCCACCAAGTCTTCATACCCATTGGCCATAGTTGACATTGCGTCGCCCCAGGAAGACACCAAGTCAGAGAACTTGTTACCGGTCAGTTTCTCTGTAAGAGCCTCAATTATGTCATCGGCCTTCTCGCCATACTGAATGAGCTTTTCCAGGTAATCTCTGAAATCTGAGTCCATGTTAGCCCAAAGGCCAGTGTAATCCTTCTTAATCTTCGACAATGTATCAGCGTTCATGTTGAGCATGTCTTCCATTCCGTTGAACTGGACTCCGTACTTCGAAGAGATTTCTCCGGCAACATCACGCCAGTTCTGACCATTGTACTTATAGGAACCCTTCCACATTCTATATTTGATAGAGTGGGAGCCAGCTGACGCACCGGCATTGAGCCTCTTCTGCGCGATAACCTTAGTCTGCTCAATCTCCGCCTTAAGCATTTCCTGGGCTTCCTTGGATGCCTCTGTAGCCTCTGTACCCCAATGGATGTTCATGTACTCAGTCTTCTTGGAGATGAGAGAATCCCAAATTGAGGTCAGGTTGTCGTACTCAGCCTTCGCCTTGTTGTAGCTGCTGTAGTCTGCACCGAACGCCTTGATGAGCGAGCCGCCAATGCTCAACGCTGCGGAAGCGGCTGCTGCGTATGGACCAGCACCTTTGAGGAACCCGAGACCCTTCATTTTGCCGAGGGTATCAAAAGCCCCGGCTGTACTTGCTGCCGAAGAGAATGCGCCTGATGCTCCACCTACAATTTGGCCAAGGATTGAATCCTCTTCGCCCATAGCCTTGAATAGATTGATTACCGGGTCAAGAACCGTGCTGAGCGCCTGTATCTTCGTCGCAAGTTCAGAAATGGCCTTAGACGAGTCTGCGTATGCTGACTGCTGATCATTCTTCAGGCTCGCCTTGGTTCTTACGCCGCCAGCGATTCCGAGTCTCGAAGCCTCCTCCTTGCTGACGAATATCTTCGCGGTATCATCCATGCCGCCAAGACGCTCATTTATGAACTTTCCGATAGCCTTACCGCGATTCACCCCTCCGAAGATGAAGCCGAACGGGTTTCTGCTAATCTGCTCATTTCTGAGCTTATCCAAAGCGTCCCTCAACTGTTTGATAGATTCTACAGACAAACCGGTAGTCATTGAGAACTGGTCAATCTTCTCAATCATTGAGTCGATTGTAGCGGAAGAAACCCTATCGAGGTCATCAAAGATAGCAACCCAATCAGATTCCTGCTTGAACTGCTCGAACTGAAGCTTTGCCACATTCTCGTTGTGAGTTTTTGTGGCTCCGGCCTTGGCTCTATCTCTCATCTTCGGGTCTTCGATGCCCTTGATGAGCTCAAGCTGTCTCTCGTATTTGCGGTTTTCATCCTCAATCTGTTGTGCGATGGTTGCATTCTTTTCAATAAGACTAGCCATCAGGTCGATGGTCTCCTTCTTGATCTTGTTGTTCTCATCTTCCAGTTTCTTGCGGATATCGTAAACACGAGTCTCCTCGCCATACTTATCCTTGACATTTTCAAGACTCATTCCCTTAACCTCGTCCGTAGTCAAGTTAAGGCCGGACTGAATGTTGTCGTGCTTTACCGCAATATCGAGCTGCTCCTCCAGGAACCTCTTGTATGTATCAAACTGAACAGTTCCTCCGAAAGCTATGTTCTCTGAACCCTTCTTGTTTCCTGTCAGCTCATATATCTTCTTGTATGTCTCATACTGCTCAGATATAGTATCAAGCTGCTTATTGAGTACATTCAGTTCGTCTCTGCGCTGGTCTTCGAGAAGTTTTCGGTTTTCAGTTTGAATGCCAGCCTTCTCGTTTGCAGCATAGTCCAATCTCTCCCTTGTTGAGGCCGGGAGAGTCTTCAAGAGTTCTTTGATAGAGGTCTCATAATTGGTGTAGTCGGAGATAGGGAACCTCTTTTTATCATTGAATATAACCTCAAACTCTCCGTCATTAGCAAGCTGACCAAGAGCACCTTCTCCATAAAGCTCCTTAAACTTCTTGATTTCAGCATACATCTTCTTGTATAAGTCGATGCGCTTCCTCAAATCTTCAAGAGCCTTATCTGACCTACGGCCACCGGTTTTCTTGTTTTTCTTCTTGTCGTCACCAGTAAACCATTCGCCCCAGTTATCATGATAAGCCTGCATCTTAAGTTCGTACTCCTTCTGCTTCTGTGTAAACTCATCGAGAGAAAGATTGCCCAGCGCAAGCATCTTCTTTCTGGTGTTGAGTTCCTTTTTGGCAGCAGTAATGTCCGACTCTGCGTTGCTCTTTGCTTTATCGTAGTCGTCTCCGGCATCCTTTCCCCAACTCTTGACGTACTTGTTCTTCTCATGGTAGTCGTAACCACTACCCTTGAGATTCTTTTCGAGCTGCTGAGTGAGATCCGAGTCATCGTTCCTGAATACGAGATGAATGACAGCCTCGAATCTATCAGCCGCAAGCATTCGCTTCAATGCGTCTGATGCAAAAGGATAGTCTTTCTGAACCTGAGCCGCAGCATCTTTCATCATGTTTGAAACCTGGACCTTCTCTGCATCTGTCAATTCCTGGTTGTTGCGAATCTTGTCACCAATCCAAGGAAACGAAGTGTTTACTGCGTTATCGAGAGCATCCTTGAATTTATTCTCGTAGAAGCCAGTTTCAACACCCATCGCATTAAGAACGTCAGCACGGAACTGATCAGAAACATCCTGGTTCCATCCCTGCTTTGCAAAGAATGACGAAAGAATCTGGTTAGCCTTACCCTGCAACTTCGGGCTGTTGCTAATATCTCCAAGCTCATCAATGAGATAATCGCGCATGGCTTTCACCTCATCCTTATACTTTTCCTCCCAGGAGTTGAAGCTAGCGAAGTCGGATTGGGTGGCATTAATCATATTCGCCTTTGCGGATGCTGAAGAGAATGCTTCTGCTATCTCCTTTGCAGAAGACAGCTTCTCGTCGAATCCCTTGTATGTACCCTCGTCCGAAAGAGATTTCTGAGTACTCTCCTCAACCTGCTTGAGAAGAATGAGCTGTTCTTTGAGATACTTAAGTCTGTCCTCATTCGATTTCTTTTCGAGAAGGCTCATAGTGAAAGCATTCTCCTTTTCAGGAGCAATCTCCTTAAGCTTTTCCTTATATGCGTCAATGAGGTTTTCTATCTCTTTCTCATCGCCGTCCTTAATGGCTTTATCTGCATCGTTATCGCGAAGGAACTCGCCGATCTGAGTGTACCTGTCTTTCAGTTCGTCAGCCGTAGTCTCCATATCCTGTTTCAGCTGCTGATGCTTCTGCCAGTAGTATGCAAAGATTGCAGATCCGGCAGATATAGCTATTCCTGGAAGACCACCAAGAAAACCGATGATAGAACTGAATCCGGACTTCAAGCCTCCGAGAAGCAAGCCTCCTGCTGCTCCCCATTTGCTAGGGCTAGCCAATCCCTTCAGAAATCCACCAAGGGAGATTCTGTTTACCTGACCCTCCTGTTTGGTGAGAGCCATACCTTGCTTGTACATCTCCTTGGTTATCTGACCGGTAACATACAAGCGTCTTAGTTCAGCTTTTGTTATCGCATTTGCCTTTGCGAGTGCCTGGATATCCTGAATTCGAATCTGATTTTTATACTGAAGAATCTGTTTCTCTACAGGAGTTATTTTCTCACCACGCAAGAGCTTAAGTTCTGCTTCTTTCGCAATATTCCCCTTTGAGTTCAGTATTCTCTTTCCAATGCCGCCTTCCAGGATCTTAACTCCACGCATAAGAGCCGGCCCGGCGAATGCAGCAACCATAGCAGGACCCAAGACGTGAATCTGCTGCACGAGATTGGTAACAACATCAAGTATGCCCTTGAAGGTTCCACCTATAACATTCTTACCGTTAGCAAAGTCGGCAAGCATGATTTCCCAGGCATCCTTCAGTTTATTGTAGCGTCCGAGCAAAGTCTCACTCAGAACCTGCTGCATATTATAGAACTGACCACCTGCATCAGTCATCTGCCAGAAGATAGACTTTACGTCATCAAAGCTAACATCTCGGCTTGAAATTCTGGTCTTAATCTCTGATGTTGAGACATTTCGCCCCTCTTGCTTAGAGTAGAACTCTGATAACTTTTCAAGCAGAGGAATACCGGCATAGGCAATCTGACGAAGCTCCTTGCCATCTAGCCAACCACGAGCCTGAACCTGACCAAACGCCAATGCGATACGGTCAAAGCTAACACCAAGACCGGAAGACATATCCGCAAGCCTCTTGGTTGTGTCATAGAGCTGGTCGTACTCAACTCCATACGCAGCCAACTGCTTAATGTCTCGGTTCAACTCAGAGAACGTAAATGGCGAATTAAGAGCGAGTTCCTTAATCTGGTTAAACATTGTGTTCGCGTTCTGCATATCACCAAGGATTGACTGGAGAGCGATATGCTGCTTCTCCATCTCACCACCAGTTGTGATGATGCTCATAGCGAACTGCTGTGCGCCGAACACAAGACCTCCCTGCAAGAAAAGTGACTTCAAATCCTGCACGGTTGAATTCAGCTTTCCTGCATGACTGTTGGCTCTCTCGAAGCCGCGGACCAAATCAGACTGAACCTTTGCAGCCGTCTGAGCAATCTCCTGCTGACGCTTCTGTTCAAGCTCGATACCTTTCTGAACCTCTTGGTTTACTGCTTTCTGATCTTGAAGAACCCTAGAAGCTAATGTGGTATCGTGGCCACTACCGATATTGCCAAGCATACCGAGGCTATCCTTCCAGTTCTCTGAATTAAGTCTTCCCTTGATATTTATAAGGGCTCTCATTAAAGAAAGAAGTCTGTTAATCTCGGCTTCAGCTTTACTAACATCTGCTCCGACAGAAATTCCTCGGCTGTATTCAGAGCGAAGCTGGCGAACCTTATTGCCGAGAGAATCGTATCGGCGTTCGGTGTTCTTCAAATCATTCTGGCGTTGCCTCTCTGCCTCTTTTGCCTCGCGTGCTGCGTCCTTTATAACCTTTGCATAAGTATTTGCTTTATCTATAGCATTAAGATACCCGGAACTCTTTACGACATCAGTTGCAGTGAGTCCTGTGATAGGATGAATACCTCTGTTATTCCTGATCTGTTCTAATTCAGTTCTGTATTTAGACAGCTCTGACAACGACTGACGTATGTTGTTCGTTGAATCGACGCCAAACATCTGTATGCCTTCACCATGGCGTTTGTTGATTTCGTCAATAATAGAAGATAACTTATAAAGTTCTCTCTCTGCCTTGTTTGCCTCAGTTGCAACGCTGTTAGGAAATATGTTGAATCCAGCACCTTCCTTGGACACCTCTCCGAGTATGCGGCCTATTTTGTACAATCCGTCCTGGACAGACTCCAACTGCTGGAGTTTTTTCGAACTGAAGAAATCTTCGCTTGAAAATACGCCAATATTACGACGTAATTCTTTAACGAAGTTGTTTAGCTTTTCAAAACTACGACCTCCCTTATCTCCAATACCTTTTGTTGCTTCGGATATTGCTTCCAAAGCATTCTGTGCCTGCTTACCAGTAGAATCAACCTTGTTTAATTCTCTGATAATCTTTTTGGTTTCCTCTTCAATTCTCGATTTTAGAGTGAGCGAGAAACTGAGGTCTCCCATATTTCCACCTGCCATATCCTGAATATTTTTAAATTAGAGTTTATTGTTTAAGTAATCAGCAAGACTTATCTTCTTGCCAACGAGGATTCCCTCATTCTTCTTTTTCTCCATCCACCTGTCGTAGAGGTCATCCATCTCCTTCTTGGTATGCTTCTTCGGACCGCCTTCCTTCTTGGTCTTTGGATAGACGACAAGAGGCTGGTCTGCAACCATGAGGTCAATCTGCGCCGATGAATAGCCCCACCAGTAGTCGTAGGCTGCGATGAAGTACTTACGCTGAAAGAGGAAACCGAACTTCTCTGCTAGTGAGAAGGCAGCTCCCCAGCTGGTTCTGCTTGGATAGCTTTTGCTTCGCTCCTCGTCATCGTCATCATCACGTCCGTCATCCCGGTCGCTAATATGGTAGCCAGTGAGAATGCGTTCGATGGAATTTTTTTTTTAGAAACATCGAGGACTCTCAGAACCTCGGCCACGTCCACATCCTTGATGTAGTAGAGCCAGCGCCAATAAATCCAATACAGGAATCGTATCTTCCAGATGTTGTTGAGAAGGATGCAGACACAAATCTTGACGTTGCGCTTCCATTCGTTCTTCTCCTTTGACCTGATGTGGGAACACCTGCTCATGGTTCCCTTGCGAAGCCAGCCGATCTTGTGCTTCTTTCCACGGAACACGAACTCGGTAGGCTCGTCGTGCAGCACGCTGTCAAGCAACTCCTGCAAGTCCACTGAAGGCTGCTCTATTTTCTTTTCTTCTGCCATGATTGTATGCTATTAAATGAAGAAGGGCGGCACGGCTGTTGATTAGCCTGCCGCCCAACGGTTTGTTATCCTGAATCTAATTACCTAAAGAAGCCTTTACTTGATTAACCGCCAATGCCTGGTTTACCAGCAGCTGGAGCCTTAGTAAGCCAAGCGATGCTGCGCTTACCTGCACCCTCGATAGAACCTGAGAACTTAAACGCAACTGGCTCAGTACCGGAGTTGTCCCACTGCAATGTAGCGTAGAGAGCGATGTTGGTAATAACCATGAGGTTCTCCTTCTCGTCGTCAACAATAACGATAGTACCCTTGATCTTGAACTTCTTAGGCTCAACAGCGATACCTGTAAAGCCGGTAGTAGCGTCGAGGGTAGCGTCACCTGTACCCTTCAGAGTAACCTTGGTCAGCTCTGTGATAGCATCCTCGCCGAACATAATTGTCAGCAAGTCCTTTGCCTTTGAAGGAACAACGAACTCTACATTGAAGTCGCCGAGCTCAGCTGTGGTTGCCCAGTCGCCTGCAAGACCGATAACCTTGTAGTGGTTGATGGTTGGGTCATCCATAGTCGCCTTCAGCGAGTCAACGGTAACCGGAAGCTCAACCTCTGGGGTGATGTCAACTGTAGCCTTGCTCAAATCGGTAATAGCCTTTGAGTAGAGCAGAGTTTTAGGACCATTGAAGATGTCCTTCATCTTGTCAATAGTTGTCATAGCCATAATCTAAAATATTTTAAATTGTTATACCTGAATACTTATTTCGTACGTAACCTTCCCTGTATGATCGTCACGGAAAAACCTGCGCCGTCGTCTGTCTGTAGCGTTATACGAGGATTTGAAACAATGAGATTTTTTGTGGAGATTGGAAATCTGTCCATAATCTCCTGGACTTTCTCGTCAACGCTAGATACATCAAGTGTGTGCGGGTTGCTTGCCGAATTCTTATCGCGCACATACAATTCGATTTGAGTTATAGTGGTGAAATCATTGTAAACTCCACTTGAGTTCATCTCGTTATTGTAGATACTAGATGGAAAGTATACCACGATGTAGCTGTTGATTTTCGTATCAACTGCTTTTGGTCGGCTACGGGAGTAGAGCTTGTCGCAAATCCCCTTCATTGCATTACCGACATCGAAATATAGAGTCTTAATACTAACCATATCTTACATCGATCTAAAGTATCTAACCAAATATTCTCTAAGAGAGGTAATCACGTCGTGACCTCTCTTTACCTCGACAAACTTAGCGTAATCTACGCCGGCAACAAGGAGCATCTGCCATGTGGAATCGTACTTTCCTTTGTTGTGCTCCCTGGAAACAAGTTCATCCCACGCCGCGTTTGGACCATATTCACCACCTTCTCCGTATTCACCCTTGTAAGGTCTCCTTCCGCTGTCTTTGAAGGAGAATGAACTGCGATAATACTTATCGAGGTTGTATCTCTCTCCAGCAGCAAGGGTTACTCGGGTTGGCTCTGGGCCAGGAGCATAATGAATCGACTTCAATGAGCCGTTGTAATATGTACCGATGGCTGTTGACTTGTACAAGTTACCGGTTACGTCATCATAGTTTCGAGACTTGTCAGCAGCTTTCATTGTCATTTCAGCCGCATGATCCATCTTCTGCTGCATCTTTGCTACAGCCATCTGACGGATTTTCTTCTCGACCTGTAAAAACTGACCTGATAAACTTGTCATAATCTAAACCCTTGTCAAATTCCAATACACAACAGTCCTGTTATTATCCGGTTCACAGTCCTTAACCATACCTACCTCGGTGTTGTTGCCGACAGTGGAGTAGATGGTGTCGCCGTCAAGAGGACATCTGTCAGCATCCCATTCGTCATATCTGACAGGAATCGATGCCTTCCTCTTGTTCTGGTCGACGTTCTTGTCTCCCTCTGTAGTGGTATCGGTGTAGCTGCGGCCTTCGCCATAATAGAGAATAATTTCCTTGTCCTCACCAACTGGAGCATCATCATCGGCAAATGGGTCATCAGGGTCGGCTTTTCCGACGACCTTCCTCACGATCTTGATGATGTGAGGATATCTTGGGTTTCTGATGTTTTCCTTTTCCATACGCCTTATTTGATGATGTGAGGGAGAGGTTCTCCCCAAGGAGAATAATTCGCCCTCTTTACTCCGTGGGAGGTCACCCGGAAGGTGGACTTCTTCTTGAGCATCGAATCAGGCTCCAGCTCTGCGTAGATAGCGTTAGCCTCTGCCTTCATCTCGCTCCTGTCGTTGTCCGACATATCATAGCCACCTCCCGAATGAGTCCATCCGTTATCGGAATCGGAGGTGTTGTTCACCTTGCTCGGACCAAGAACAAACCATTTCAGCATGTCGGCATAGGCAAGTCTCACCTTGTCCTTGTCGCAGGCTTCGAGGTCGATGCCATTTTCAAGCTCCCTGTCGTGCATGATGCCCAACAGAGCCTTCATCGGCATCTCGAACTTCACCTTATTAATAAGGTAGTCGTTCACAGTGTAAATGTTCATCTCCGAATCCATAGTCATACAATCTAGTTACGTTAAAGAATTAACCCTTCTTGGTAATGTCGATAATCCAACGGTAAGGAGAATCGAGCATAGCAGGAACAGAAGCGAGGAACAAGTCTGTTTTGAACTCCTGGTAGAGACCGTTCGCGGTAATCATGTTACGCAGCAAGCCAAGCTTGTTGTTGGTCTGCGCCCAAGCCACATCAATGAGCTTGTTGCCAAGGGTGTCAAAGATACGCTTGTCAAGGATCTCCTTACGCATGAAACGCAAAGGCTTGCCAGCAGGACGAAGAACAACTGTTCCGTCTGCCCAACCACGAATCTCTGTAACTGTGCCATCGAAGCGCTTGTTGTGCTCAACCTCATCGACAATCTCGATAGGAGAAAGACCGTTGAGGTCAACAACAGACTTCAAGAACATTGCGTTGTTTGGACCGTAGTTCTGCAAAACTGCCACAAAGTTAGCGTTCGCCCAGCTCTTGTACAACTCAGCAATCTGCTTGTTCTTCAAGAATACGTTATTGTAGTCGTTCTTGGTCATCTGCCATACGAGAGGTACACTGCGGTACTCGATGTTCTCCTTGCGCCAATCCTCCTCAAACTTGCGCATCTGCTCAAGCAAGTCGCAGTTTGGATCGTTCCAGGCAAGCGTACCCGCCTTTTTGAAGTTCTCCTTTGGAACCTTTGCGTCATACAGAGGCTCCTGGATACCACGACCAATCTTGTCGTAGTCGATGAAACCTGTCGAACTCAACTGGGCTGACATGTAGGTCATAGTCATGTCGAGTGAGTCGTACAATACCTGTACCTTGTCGAGGTAAGCATCAACCAGGTCAGCGTCGTTGCCGAACTCATCCTGGAGAAGCTTCATCTTGTGGTAACGCTCTGTCGCAGTCTCACGGAAGCCGTCAGCAGCGAAGTCTGGAATTGAAGCGGTGTACCACTCAATACCCTCATGGTCGTTCTGATAGCCCTCGCCGAGAGGAGCACGGAGGTTCATCAAGGTTGCAGGGTTCAATGTACGTGTGCGAACCTTGAAGGTTGCATCACCATTGTTAGATGTAGGGGTGAGATCTGGATCAATGTCACCCTGTGTCAGATACCAGCCGTTGTTACAGCGAAGTACGCCGTCACGATTGACGAACTTCTGAAGGTAAGTGTTGTTACCCTTACCAGTGAAGAACTTCGCGAGCTGCTCGACACCAATATCAATTTTTGCCATAATCCTGAATCAATCTTTTTACGTTATACAATAGGTTAAATGTGCCAGAACTCTGGGTAGAGTGACTTGTTCATCGCCTTAACAGCAGGAGGAACAGGACCCATGCGGTCAAGCCACATAACGCAGTCTGGATTCAACATACAGAAGTTGACGTTTGTACGAGGCTTGTGATACTTGTCGCCGCCGGCATCGAAATAAGGGAAATCGTTGTCGCTCGGAGCAAAGCAGTTAGGGTTGGTTACCATTGGCAGCACGCTCGCGCCTGCCTTCTCTGCCTCCACCAGCACGTCGCCAGCGCTCAATGCGCCAAGCGCCTCCGAGAGGGTCAGCTTCCATACGTCGCCTACCGATGTGTCGGTGGTTGCCTCCACGGCGGTCACGGTCACACCCTTTGCCTTTGTCTTGAAGTCCTTCTGACCGACCATGATGGTATCGCCAGGGAACGGGATGTGAACGAATCCGTTACGAACGATGTAGATGTCTGTGTCTGTAGCCGCAGTAGTAGCCTTTGCCACGCCGTAAGCCTTCAGAATCTTGATTGTAGCACCAGGACCTTCGTTGCCTGCTGTAAAGCCGAGGTCGTGCTCAATCAAGTCGCCGGCATAAATCTTAGCCGGGCCCTTGAATGGGTTGACAAGCTTACCACCAATAGGTGGGTGAACGAAGGCATTCTTGATAAGCGCCTCAAGACCGGCAAACACATATCGGGTTCCGCCGACCTTACCTTCTGTCTGAATGATGGTCGCACCGTGGTTCAGCATGCCACGAGTACCCATCTGTTCCATGTAGGAAATAGAAGTGTTGTCCATAATCTTTTTACCTTTTTAAAATTGTTATCCTGAAATTACTTCTTGTCTCCACCGCCGAATCTCTTCTTTCGACGCTCGGCCACTTCTTCCATAAACTTGTCATCATCTGTGGACGTGCCTCCGCTAGACGTGCGACTGCCTTTTGCAGGAATACCGTTTTCACCGGTAGCCTCCTTGTACTCTGCGGTGTAGATTTTCTCAGCCTTAGAAACCAGGTCGTCGATGTCGACATCTTCGTCCGGAATCTCCAGCTTTGCTATTGCAGCATTGAGGAAGTAGTTCTTCATTTCAAGGTTTGCCTTGTCGAACTTATCCTTCAAACCTGCCTTTACTGACTCGATGGTTGCCTTCCTTGCAGCCTTCTTGTCTCTTTCTGCGTTAGCCTTTTCGAGAGCTTCGAGTTTCTCAAGCAGCTTGGAGTATTTGTCGTCAGGATCGTCACCCTTTTTAGCCTCCTTGCGCTTACGCTCCTCTTCCTCTTCCTTCTTCTTGCGTTCAGCTTCCTCCTTGCTCTTCTTTACCTCGTCAGAGATATTCTTGTGCAAGTTGCCGTTGATACGCTTCAGACGGTTTGCTAACTTGGTAACCAACTTGGAATTTGCTTCCTCGTCATCACCGAAATCTTCCAAAACATCATCAAGTTCCTCATCGATGGTCTTTTGGCTAAGTTCTTTGAACTTGGTGGTATCAACCTCCTTGTTCACTAATGCTAAGAGTTCCTCTCTTGTCATGTTGTTTTTTGATTAAAAATGTTATCCCGAAAGTGGTCCCTCCACCTCGAAAACGTATAAATATACCTTTTATTTTGCAAATATATGAATAAATATGCAATTATCAAAGAAAAATTGTATATTTTTGCAGTATTAAATGTATATTTATGCAGAAAGATGTGTTTTCAGGATTAAAATTGGATAACGGAGAGCCTATTTACACTCAAGAGTATATCCAATCATTAAGAGACGCCGACAAGAAGCATCCCGACAAGCTGAAGATTATAGCTCAGCGTGGCGGTCAGGAACGCATGCTGTCTATAGACGCTGATATTAAGATAGTTGGCGGTTCGCGAGGCGGCTCAAAATCGTTCTCTTCCCTAATGGAAGTTCTGAAGGATATTAAAAATCCAGATTTTCATGCAACAATTCTTCGTAACGAAAAAGACGACTTACAGTCCTTAGTGACAGACTCTTATAAATTGTTCTCCCAATTTGGAACTTACAATAAGTCACAAAATGATATGACCTGGAACTTCGATAACGGAGGATGGCTCAAATTCTCGTACTATGCTGGAGCCTATCAGGACTTCAAGACACGATTCCAGGGTCGCCAGTATGCCTACGTTTGCATCGATGAGGGTACTCAGTGCCCATACAAGAAGTTCAAGTACCTCTTGACCAACAACCGAAATGCAGCGCATATCCGAAACCGCTTCTGGATTACCTGTAACCCAGACCCGGAATCTTGGGTGAGAAAGTTCATTGACTGGTGGGTTGACGAGAACGGCTACATCATACCGGAACGGGACGGAGTTATACGATACTGTTTCATGGACGGAGATACGCCTGACTCAATCTACTGGGGTAACACGAGAGAAGAGGTGTACGAGCAGTGCAAGGGCATTATTGATAGCCTTTGGAAGGACAGCTATGAGGAACTTGGTTATACAAAGCTCGAAATGTTCATCAAGTCGGCAACATTCGTTCGCGCTGACGTATCAGAGAACATTAAGCTTATCTCTACCGATGCCTCATATCTCGCCAACCTTGCCCAACAGGACGAGGAACAGCGTATGCGAGACCTGGAGGCCAACTGGAACTGGAAAGCTGCCGGCGATGACATGATCAAGATGGAAGACCTTGATGAAATCTACGACAATGCAGAACAGATAGGAGATGGAAAACGCAGAGCTTCTGCCGATATCGCATTCACCGGAGGCGATAACTTCGTAATGTGGCTTTGGGAAGGATGGCATTGTAAAGACTTGGTTGTTTTGAGGCTGGACCCTAAGACACTCGTTTCTGTAGTTGAGGCCAAGCTGAGAGAGTGGGGTGTCGAGGAATGTAACTTCACTTACGATATGCAGGGAATCGGTCAGTACTTCAAGGGATTCTTCAAGGATGCCGTCCCATTCAACAACCAGGCAGCACCTATCGCTAGGAGTCATCAGGAAGAAGAAGGAATCAAATACCTCTATAAGGATTTGAAGTCTCAGTGCGCATGGTTGTTCTATAAGATGATAAAAGAGAAGCAGATTTCCATCGACTCGGCTCTGCTTGAAAGAAAGTATTCAGGAAACGGATTTGACAAGGTTCCTCTCAGACAGATTCTTCAGAAGGAGCGTAAGATGCTCAGACGTGACGAGAATAGTGATGATAGGGGATTCAAGCTATTACCTAAGAAGATTGCCAAGAAATATGTCGGACACTCGCCTGACTTCTTTGAATCTTGGTTCTACGTAATGATATTCAGTTTAACAAAAAAGAAAAATAAAAAGGTAAAAGGATTATGGATGCTATCAAGGTAAATAATGTAAGGGAGCTGCTCGTAAGGAAGCCATTCTACGAGCTTACTCCTGCGGGGTACATGAAGCACTCGGCTGTAAGCGACGTTGTTCCTGACTATTACGACGGAACGATGCCAGACGACACCATGTATCGCCGCATCAAGACGCAGGCAGACTTCTTGCGTGAGTACTATCCATCTGCACACAGAATAATGGACGAGAAGGAATACCCGGACATCTGGAAGCTGAACCCTGAGAATAACAGGTGGTACTGCCAGAAGATTCAGCGTACAGCCTTTGCGTTCCAGCAACTCATCCACACGAAGCATCTGCTGCACTTGACTGGGAACGATGTTCAGTTCGAGCTTGCTGATGGTGATGACTACGAGAACGAGAAGAAGGTAGAGGAGAATCAGAAGACCCTCGATGTATTCAAGAAGGGTTGGCTTATGCACGATATGGAGATTCGCTTCTTTGAAGCCGTAAGTGCATATCTGAAGGTTGCAGAATGTGCAATCGTTGGTTTCTTCGATGAAAAGAAGAAATTCTGCACACGAACACTCTCTTATGATCGAGGAGATATCCTGTACCCTCACGTCGATTCACTCACTGGCGACCTTTTGTGCTTTGCCAGGAAGTACTACGACTACGACGATGAGGGCAACGAGAAGACCGAATATGTCGAGGCTTGGGATAACCGGAAGTTCTACCGCTTCAAGAAGGCTGTCAAGTCTGGAAAGGTGAAAGAGGTAATGATGAAGATTGCAAGGATTTTCGGAATTGATGACTACACCCTCATTGAAGAGAAAGACCACGGCTTCCAATTCGTACCGGTAGCCTACGCGCGTAACGACAACGGACCTTGTTGGTTTATGGTCCAGAAGAACATCGAGGACTACGAGGAGGCATTCTCATATCTCTGCGAGAATAATAAGGCGTACGCTTTCCCAATCCTTACGCTCACTGGCGATGGTGAGGATATTTCTATAACCGGCGACGATATGACCGGCTCTGCGAAGACAATCATGATTACGGACACTAACGGCAAGGCTGAATTCTTGAACGGAACGGATGCCTCTGATGCCTTCGCTACACAGCTCAACAAGTCGTACGACCTCATCTATGAGCTGTCATTCACCGTGAAGCCACCTGAGCTGAAGTCTGGTGACCTCCCAGGTGTAGCCATCAAGCTTCTCTATTCTCCTGCACTGGAGGTTGCAATGAACGATGCGCAGGAGTTGCAGCCATTCCTGGATAAGATTCTCCGCATCTGTCAGTTCGGCATCGGTACTGATGAAAACTGCGTCGCAACAATGTCCGGGCTTCCAATCAATGCGTGGATAAGTCCGTATGTACATAGTAATAAAACTGAACAAATTACAAATATTGCCACTGCGGTTCAGAACGGATTCCTCTCTAAGCAGACGGCTTCAGAACGCTGCCCTGACTTCCCTAAGACCGCTGAATATGAGCGTATCATGCGAGAGAAAAAGGAAGAAGACCAGCAGGACCTCCTTATGGATATGCAACGTGCGGATAACGAAACCCAGAATGCTATCGAGGAGCAGAAGGCAACGGCGAATATTCAGAATGGAGGTAGTGGAAACGTACGTACGGGTCGCGGAGCTGGACGCCCAAATAAGTCAGGAACCAAATGGGACGAGAATCGGAACGCCCCGAATGAGAACAACTGGCAGCACTACAACCAAACCCATTAATAGCCTATGGATGAGTTAAAACGTTCTGTCGATTATAGCAGAAAGCGCTTGCAGGCAATCCGAAACTGCGAGGACCATGTTGCAGATATTCTCTGGAAATCGACACAGAAAATAATTGCCGCAAGTAAGCGATACAGAGGTGCGGGCAGGCTCACAAACGAGTCAGCCCTGCTCTCTTATGCCAAGAATGTTACTGCTGAGGCAGAGGAGAGTATCAACAGTTACATCTCTGCTTACTCCAAGGTTTCATGCAAGATTCTCGGGATTGACAGCGAGAACATAGAATCATTTCTCGTTAGCGACATCTACGGAAAGACGACATCTGAAAGAAACGCCGTATATCTCGGAAACTTTGCGGAAGATATTGTAAGGATGATCAAGGCAGGAACCTTGATGGGATATTCAGACCAGCAGCTCCTGTCTTCCATCCGCACAGGCTATAAAGACCCATATCACACATCAGTCATCACCAAAGCGAAGAGAAAGGATATCAACATCGATGTTCCTTCTTACGGAAAAGGCTACTACAAGAACGCCTATCAGAACATCGTAAGAAACGCTTCTCAGGTGATTGCTTTGGCGTGGGGACAGGCAGAGCAGGAGTATGGGCAGGAGAACAAGGCTATCGGGTTCTACGTCAAGAGAGGAAGTAGTTATCCATGCGAAATCTGCCAAAATGAAGCCGATGCTGGCATCCATTCTTTCAAAGATCCATATCCTCCATTTCATGTTTCGTGTTGTTGCTACACAGTATTTGCATTCAAGGATAATAAAAAGAAATAAGATTATGATTGAAGAAACAAAAGGATACACGTTATCCGTCGATACGTACAAGAAGGCGAAGGCTCTTAAGATGAAAGACCCTCGCTATTACATCTATGCCAGCCTCCGTGGCTCAGGTATGCCAACGAGGGACTGTTGGGCTATCGCCTTTCAGGGAGAAGGTCTCAACTGGGAGAAATCTTTCCTTGAAGGAGAGATGAACAAGCTCGAAGCCCAGGAGTCTGTTCAGAAGAGAATTGCAGAGGTGCAGGGTAAGAAAGCGAATAACGAGGACGCTGAAGAGCTTTCTCCTGAAGAGTTAGCGAAAGCTACCTCCAAGGAGCAAATTCTCAAAGACCTGGTATTGGCTCAGCGAAAAGCCAAGTATGGATCACCTGAGTGGCTCAAGATAGTTGCATCCATCGCCGACTATAACAAGATTAAGCAGGACGAGATTGATACGGAAAACAATGTGGTCCATTACTACATACCTCTGTCGATGCCACGATGCTGCGAAGACTGCATTATCTTTAAAAATGGTCAGGCGACTTTCCAAAAGAAGAAGAAATAGTTAAATTCGTGTTAAAGTAACTTTGTTTTACTAGAATTTCAGCAAAACCAAGTACCTTTGCAAACAATTAATGTTCACAGATTCTTTCTGCTGAGCATAATTCAAATTATTTTGGTTAACTAAGAGGGGCAGCGTCTTCACAGATACTGCCCCTCGCTTTTTTAATAAATATATAAGTAGAAGAAAACTTTGAAGTCAATTAAGGATACTTCTCTCCGGTAACCAACTCAAGTATACCCTTAAGCCTATCATTAAGAAGGTCGTCATTGAATACAGGAAGAACACCGTATGGTGGCAGTTTCTTAGTCTCTGCGTCCTCCAAAATGAACTGGAGCGCCTGCACTAAGGAAGTGTGGTCTTGAACGACCTCAAGCAATTTATCGCTCATCCTTGCCTCCTTCCTTTTTAATCTGTTCTGCCATCTCAAGAAGAGTCTCGGCGTGCTTATCGCGGTCAATGACTTCCTGTACGGCCTCATCGCTCTCCTTGCGAAGCTGCTCTTCTGTCTTACCCTCATCGGCAGCAGCGTTCAGTCTCGCAGACTCACGGGCAAGGTATTCGTCACGGAGCTTCAACTTACCTGCCGTGTATTCTGCATCGCCAGGCAACGATGTATCCGCATACATAAGCTGGGAAAATGCCTCGATGATGTTTCCATCATCCTTGGAGAACTCATAATGGTCTCCTACAGCAACAGGAACACATTCATCGAGTGCAGCATACATTGATGTACCGATAGAGTATTCAACACCCCATGTGCCGGCAATGTTCGCAATCTTGATGAAAGGCAGCGAGCCTCTCTGCAAATGCTTCTTGATATCAGCAGGAATATCCTCTCTGAGTGAAGCAACTTCTTTCTTAGACAAGCTCTTACTGAACTTCAGCACGGTGAAGTGTCTTGTCTTGATAGTTTTTCCAAATGGTAATGCCATGATAACAATATTTTAAAGTTCAACTTTTATTTCCTTATACTCGAAATCTGTGCAAGAAGGATTCTCCTCAGAAGTAAACCTAATCTCATTAGGGTTATTACAAACCCCATCCTTGAAGAAGAAACAATCCTTGCAAGTGTAATCAGTCTGTTGTTCCATGTTCCAATAGTTTTATTTCGTCTTGGATATAAAACACCGCCTTACGCAAGTCCTCGATGCGTTTCTCGGTCTTGGTCTTGTTGCCATCCACCTTATCCTTTCGCAGGAGATACTTGATAGCGTTCCCTGTATTGAAGTCAAGGTGTCTGCAAATATCCAAAGGCTCAACACCACATAAATCCTTAAGCCACGCATAATGGGATGGGTGAGATACTTGCTCTGTCTTTTCATTTCTAGATTCTCCTCCAGCTGCTATTGCTACACCAAACTTCATTATGCTTTCCGTATCAAAATGAGCAAAAAACTCATGGTTAGAATCGGCAGATGTACATAGATATGTACAATCGTCATTTCTCTCTATACGGAATAGAACTGGGATATTGTCATCGTGAACAAACAGAGGGTCAAAATTGCATTTTAAGCAATTCTTCCTTGTAATATAAAATTCCAGCCCAACCTTAATATCTTCTTTCTTAATCATAAGCTATTTCTTTTTACTATTCAAATAAAATGCTCTAAGAGCCATAACCTCTGATGGGTTGTGATAAAGGATAATACAGAAATCACCATGTTCTTCTGTGTGAACCTTTCGTAAACCACATTCCTTGATAAATCCATCCTCACCAATATAAGGATCAAGGATCTCGCGAACAGCACTAGTATGGCTTGGTTGAACAACAATAACGCCACCAGTTTCCCGAAGTTTCTCTAGCTTCTCCCACTGAGCTTCGATATTTTCGTCTCCGTAGAATAAATCATAGCCATAAGGCTCTGTGATTTCTCTATCAATGCCCATTCCCAAAGGAAGTTCAATTACTATAATCGGCTTCATAAGCTATTCCTCCTCATCTTTTAGTTCAACGAAATCGCCAATACCCAAACGAGCATTGTTGATGCAAGACGCAATCCAACCCATCAGGTAGGCAGAAGGCTCGCCGCCGTGTTCTAAGTCAGTATATTCCTCGATGGCATCGCAGACGTGAGAAGCTTCATGGCAGCAATAGTTCATCGACATAACCTTCTGACACGGAAACGATACAAGAACGCCTCGCCTTCTGTCGCTCTTTCTGACAGCATCGGAATACGTAACGCCGCCGTAATCAATATCGGGAGCCTTGCATTTGTCAAAACAGGAATCTATCAGCTCTTTCAAGTCTTTTCCGATGTGTACCCAAAGTTTCAAAGGGTAGATTCCGTTTTCGTATTCGTAATATCCTTTCTTCTTCATATTCTCAACTATTTCTGTTTTGATACAATCTCGATAGCAGACAATAATGTCTTCTCGCTGATACCTTTTCCACTACCAACACCATCTTTCTCTATTCTTTCAAGAGATTTCTCAATAGAGCAAAAATCATCCTGAGAATTACTCATAAAGCCATCAAGTTCTTCACTTACACTACTGATACAATCGTTGGTTTTTTAACAATAGCTTCAAGACGACCGAAACACTTGTCGATATAATCCTTCAACCTTTCTTCATGCTCTATGATAGTTGCAGAGTTTGAGATTTTCCCATGCACCCAGTAATTATCTACGCATGCGTAATAATCACCTTTTTCATCGCTGTGTTTTTTGCCAGATACGACTCTTAACTCAACGAAATTTTCTCCATCCATTACCGCATACACTCCTTCTCCAAATGGATATAGTTCGGCTTTTTCTGCATCCTCCCTACTTTCTCTTTCTTTGTATGCGACCTTTCCTAAAACGCTAACTCTAATTTCCATATCTCAACTATTTATTATGTAATCTACCAATATGCCACTTTGAGCAAACCTTACATAAGTAAGGATGCCAGCCGAGTGCCTTCAACCTCGGAATCTGATTCAGAAACTCCCAAGCATCATCCTCAGTCTCGTATGCAACCTTCGCCTTCCATGAATGAACCTTTCTAGTCCAATGCTCGGGGTCTGGCTTGAACGGCGGAACCTTGTTCGGATTGTGATGTCTTCTCATAGGCACTTGAATGAAACACTGTTCAACGTTCTGTTCACCACAATCTCCTTATCATTGCACATGGTCCTCATGCACTCCAGGGCATCCTCGCGAACAGCAGTCATAATCTCCTGCATTGAAGCGGTGGCCGGAACCATATTCTTCTCGGCCTTAAGATTCGTGATACGGGAGATAATCTCCTTGATATATTCCTTGTCTATCATAGAAATCTGTTTTATAACCGTTAATCGTCAGGCTGAATGAAGCTCTCCGGCTGCTTGATGTCCTCCTCACCACGCAATTTATTCTTCACGTCATTGATGAGAAGCTCCTGCTTCAGGTCAATCATCTGCGCGCCGTACACCTGATAGGTCATTCCGCCCTGTGACCTCTTCTTGAAGAAGCCGTACTTGTCGCTCATATCACGCCCGAACTTCTGAATCGTAGGGATATCCTTCTCCTCGACATCGTTTGCCTTGCAGAACTCGACGAACCTCTCGTACATCTCCTTGGCAAGCATGCATTCCGAAATCTCGCCCCTCGCCTCTTGGCTGCACCTCATATCATACGCCCTTATCCAGGCATAGATAGGATTGCTTCCGAGAAGGGAGATAAGCAGCTGTCTCCTGCTGCCCTCCGCTGCCGGGAACCTGTACTTCCTGCTCCTCAGCTCCATCGCGCCACGGAATATCCAGTTGAACACTCCGCTCAGCTCTTCACGGATGATCTTGCTCGCAAGCTCCGGGTCCTGCCTCTCCTTAGGAATGGTAACATCGAAGCTCACGTACTGCAAGCGCCTGATGAATCCGAGCGACGCATCATCAGGGAACGGAAGCTCATTGAGATTGAAGATGAGGTAGGGGATTGAGTTCCCCTCCAAGATATCCCTGCCAAGCTTTCTCATCGGGACGGGCTCGCCGCTCACGAGTCTCTTGAACATACCGGTGTTCTTCCTTCCGAATTTCTTCGGGTCGGAATCGGAAGACCAGTTGAAGATGGCGTTCCTGATAGGATACCTTCCCCTCATTCCCTCGTCTCCGTCAGCAGTGAGGTCGGCGTAGTCCATCTTGCTTATCCTGTCCTTGCCGAATATGTTGCAGGCAACGTCGAAGATGACACTCTTTCCGTTGGCTCCCGTACCTATAAGGAGAAGACAGAGCTCAATCTTCGATGATTCCTTCCCCTCGTACGGATTGTATGCAGTACCTCTCTGTATGAGACCGAGACCGAGGAACATCTGGAGGATCATCCTCGACGTCCTGTCTGGGAGGACCTCCTTGATGAAGTTCATCCACCTGTCGCACTTCGCCTTCGGATTGTAGTCGTATGGGTGGTAGTATGTGACATGGTACTCGGGAGAGAACGGCATCACGTTCGGATACTTCAGACCGCTGCCGAAGTCAACCACTCCGTTGGCGAATGCAACGATGTCGAAGGTAGGTCTCAGTATGTTGTAGCACTCTATCACCTCCATGAATGACTTGTTCATCACCGTACTGATGCCGAGCATCGGAGCCATGGCCAGGTCGAGGAGCAGAAGCTGGTAAGCCTGTTCCAAAACTATCTTCGGAACAGCTTCGTATATCTTGCCGTTGAACATGTAGTAAGCACCGTTGTAGTACTTCACCGGAGCCTTCTTCGCCAGACGTCTCATTGACCTGATGAAAGTAGACTTCAGCTTGTTGTACTTATCAGAGTTTGCCTTACCCCAGTCCTGGCAACGGAGCGCTTCGAAGCCGTACTCGTCATGCCTCAAAAGGTCTAGCAACTGAGCGTGCAATGTGTCTATAGCAATACCATTTTCCATTTATGTACAATAATAATATTAATTTTCCGTTATTGTGTAGGATAAACCCCGATAAACAGGGGCTTTCTGAAGGATAACACGTGTCAGGTCGTCCTTACAACATGTCGTCTATAAAATATCGACAATACAAAGATACATATAATATCCTGAATATCCGGTAAAACCCTAGTAAATAAAGGGTATAAATATACATTTTAGGTATACATTAAATGAAGGATAGGTATACATTTATGGTTTGGTCTGCAAAGTAAGAGTTTATGGTATCAAATGTTAATAAATAACGGATGAATGAATATGCATAATTATCCTTTATGGTGGAAAGTAATTAAACTTTACAAAAAGGCTGAAAAATCGGAAGAAAAAATTTTTAGATGAGGTGACTACCGCGCTGATTTAGTGCTATTTAGGGGTGTGGGGGTGTTTCTTCTGAAATTATTACACTTTGTGTCGGTTTATATAGTGTAAACCATCGTGAAACAATATTTTTGTAATTTTTTCAAATTGTCGGTTTATATTTATAAAAAACTTATGTAACCCCTTAATAACCAACACTTTATAATATTGTTTATATTCATTTTCTTGCATAATTATACATTATCAATAAAGCGTGAAACACAAAAACTTATTACAAATTACTTGAGTAAAAAAATGTTACATAATAACGTACTGGTTAAATGTTAAAAAATTAACATATGGTGTTTATATAGTTATATATATAGAAGTAAAACGTAATATATTGACACTTTGCCACAAAGTGTTAAAACTTATAACTATCTATGTATCAATATGTTATAACGTCTTTAAAGGTCGTTTTTTAACATAAAAAATTTGCTTTTATCAATAAATTTTCGTACCTTTGTAGTACAAAAAGAAAGAGATAGGACACTATCATCTTATAAGTAACATTTAAACAATTTAGGTATATGAAAGAATTATCCGTAAAAGGTGCTCAAGGTTATGAGCACGTAAGTACTAAGGTTGCCAGTTATGTAACCGAGTGCAAAGGTAGCGCAGTCTTAGCGCAGAGTTTAGAAGTGCTCAATAGTTACCGCAAAAAGCTATTAAGCGAGTGCACCGATAGCGAAGTTGTAAGCGCAAAGAAAGAATTGGAGAAAGCACGTGCCAAATACAACAAGCTAGCAACAAATTACGTACTTTCAGATGAAAGCTATTGCAATTTGCAAACAGAGTGCGTTCGTTCTGCTGTAAGCGAGTTTTCACGCAAGCATAAACTACCTAATTTCTTTGCGTGGTTTGATAACAACAATAAAGACGTACAAACAACTATTATAGATAGTTTGCAAAGATTAGGCAGTAAGTTGTGTTCTTTACATCAAGCATTTTCAAGCGGTGCAAAGGTAGCAAAGAGAAAGAGTGAAAGCATAACAGATTTGCAAAAGCAGATAGCAGAATTGCAGGCTAAACTAGCAGAAGCGCAAAAGTAAGTAACACAAAACAGGTAGCTAGAGAAATCTAGCTATCTAGTTTTTCCTACTGTCTATTTGATAGGTAGCCAGTGGGAAATTTTACTCCAGGTTTTTCAACTTGGAGCGGGTCGCCGTGTCCTTATTTTTCCCACACAATTTGGTAAACCTTGTCGTGGTGTGTGGGCTTAACTCAGAGAGAGAATTTATTCTCCCTCAGGGGACTAATTGCCAAAATTCAAGAGAAGTATCTCAGTAAATCGAGAGTGCGAGAGGCACACCGAGATGGGAGAGAGTAACGTGTTACTCAGAGACATCCATCCGAGAGATACGCAAAAATTCCTGGCGTGAGCGTCGAATGAGATGAGACGGCACGACGGCTAGGGGATTTGTATCATCTAGCGAGATGAGAGTTTATAGAAAGAAATCATAATTCATATTCTATTCGGTGTTGTGAGCCGTTCGGGAGTGGTTACCCGAGAAATCCCAGTGTGTGCAATCACGATTGCAGCGTTCAAGGTACACACTATCCACGCTGACTGAAATCGGTTGCTTGTCATCCGTGCGAGATTTATCTCCTCAGAAATAAACAAGTTGCTGGCAGAAGCATAAAATCTGTAGGGTGTGAGCCACGTAGTTGAGACGATAAAGATAAAACGTGGTGCAAAGATGCACATCCTGGCTAACGGGGCGGGGAGAAATCTCCGCTCTACAATTATGAACCATTTAAAAATAGAATTATGAAAGAACAGATTTTGAAGAAGATAGGAAAGACGCTTGTACGTATTAATGTAACAGACCAGAGTGCAGAGGATGCCTACGATGAACTCGTTAACAGCAGCCCTCGCCTGTTTGGCATGCTTTCCAGTATCTACAGACTGAATGATGAAGAAGAAAGATTCGCTTGGTCTGCCGGCATCGCCTAAAATCTCCCTACGCTTGTAGGGAACAATAACCAAAAATATTAGAATTATGAGTACGCTGAGAATTAAATGCCTCGATATGTGCGAGGTTGAGAGTATCATTGCAGATGCTCAGGAGATTTTGAGTCACGTAGAATTCGGGTCGCTAAAGAATGGTGTGCTTACATTATTCTGCGTGGCGTGAGCCTAAAAATCTGTAGCCAGTACGATAATTGTCGTGTGTGGCTACGGAACAATTACCAATAAAATATAGATATGAAAGCAAGACAGATTATTTATTCAAGTACGATAATTGTGCTTGGATTTATTCAGAGTGCGCCGGCATTCATTTGCTTGGCAAGTACGATAATTCTCCTGAATGTGCTTGGAATTCTTTACGGAATTCTGCTTGTGTATATTTGGAGCAGTACGGAAAAGGGCAAGTGGTATTTCCGCGAGCTGTGGCGATCCACACTCCGCTTGGAGAATTTCATCCTTCCTGGAGTTTAAGAGATTTGGAAAGTACGATAATTGTGCTTGGAAACATTTAGCTAAATTCTGCTTGGAGAAATCTAGGCAGTACGATAATATAACCAATTAAGCAAAAGAATTATGGAAAAGAGAATCAGCAAGGGCGTGCTGTCAGCTGCGCTCATATTAGTTACAAGTTTCGTGTGTGGCATTATTGCTATCGCAGGATTTCTGCTTGGAGATTTTCAAGCCGTGTTATATTCTGCGGTTCTTGAAATGTGCGGTCTATTCATTATCTGCATAATGATAGATGCTATTCAGCAGCAGATAGAGGATATCTGTGAAATGTAGCCAAAATTACCGCTTGGAGATATTCGGGCGGTATCTAGTATTAACCAATTAAATTACAGAATTATGAAGAAGAATATTTTCGTGGCATTGTTTGCCGTAGTGTGTGTTGCATTAGTAGTTGTTTCAGTTACTCTGTATAATTGTCACAGAGCAAACGTGATGTTAAGGAAAACTGTGATAGCTCAGGCTAACGAGATTTCAGAGCTTAACGCCAGTTACACAGCAGAGGGCACTACGATGTTCGTAGGTCTCAGAAAGTAGCCAAAACAGAGAGGAGTTTCCGCTCCTCTCTTCTATTAACCAAATTATTAGAGAAATATGGATAGAATATTAAAGCAAGATTTGAGCAAGAATGAGGTTATAGACCTCTTGCGTGGAATGGACGCACAGGAAGTTGAGGGAAATTTCTCTGTACGTCGTGTCCTGATCAATACACAGGCGTGTGACGTATTCGGTGGAGAACCTGAGGACTCTTATCCTCTCATCCCCGGTACGTACATGGCATTGTATTACAAGAGTATTGCCGGAGACCCGTATCCGCTCTTTGAGAGAATATGTGAAAACATAATAAATGACGAGAACAAGAGCCAGACTCTCCTGAATGGCGATGGCATTATTCTGATTTTCCTGCTCAACAAGTACGAGTAGCCAAAAATGTGCTCAGGCATTTTCCTGGGCATACTATGTAGGACCATTAAACAAATTGAATTATGCAAGACAGAAAATCACAGAAGAATTTTGAGCGTGCGCTTATGCATGAGATGGAGAAGATCAAGATAGCAGCGCGCCAGTGGCATAGCAACAATACTAAGGGCTACAGAGATTATCGTAGCAAGAAAACTATCTCCAAGAGCTTCTCTGAGATAGCGGTGCTGTGCATGAGCTGAAATGTGCGTGGCGATTGTCACGCATACTATTCACCAATATTTAAGAATTATGATAGATGAAGAATACAAGGAGAATGTAGAGTACATACTCTCTACGATTTTGCCTAAGTTGCAGGAAATCCAAAAAAAAGTATTGAAAAATCAATCAAGACTGAGCCTTGATGTTAGCGTTAGCAATAAAAACGGCGAAGGGTATATAAGTTGTTTTGCCTGTGTCATGAATGACATGGGAGAAATAACGGATACTTGTTTTCCACGTTTCATCTGCGTATGCAGCAAAGAGGAGATTGACGAGCGGCTCAACGAGCTTAAAGAGTTCATCAAGAAGTACATAGCCTGAAAATTGAGGGAGTTTTATCTCCCTCTCCTATAAACCAAAATGTAGAATTATGAGTAGATGGGTACAATTTTATCACAATATTAACAAGTTTGACCTTGTGAACATGAGATTCACCGATGAGGTGAGCGTTGTGGAAATGGTGGGCATGGATTCTGTCATGCCTATTGACGACAGATTGAGTCTGTCATCCATACGTGATATAGTACAGAAGAAAATCAAGAGTATGAAGAACATCGAGAGTTTTGATCCTTGTGCGTTCTCCATCCTCACCGGTCCTACGATTCTGTGTGCTTCAGAAAGTCCGGTGTACAATCTCTAGCCAGAACTGGGCAGTACGATAATGTGCTGCCTGCTATTAACCAATAAAATTCAGAATTATGACAGACGGAGACAGAAAGTTCCTTGCCAGGCTCGTAGCGAGCCACAAGGCAGTTATCAGTGAGGAGTGCAGACGCAAGAACCTCGACAAGAGCGAGTATTTCAGACGCGTAGCACGTGCAGACAAAAAGGCTCAGGAGATTGAGCAATCGTGCATGCGCCCTCGCAAGTTCTAGCCAAACATTCTGTGCAGATAGACTGCACAGAAACCATGTTAAACCATCAAAATTAAAGAATTATGGAGAAAATGACACAGAAAGAGTTGAAGAGACTCGTTAGAGTAGGAGCTGCCAAGGATATAACACACAGTTCAAGCCGTGCAGCCATCCCGGAAGAATATAGTCAGGTAGGCTATTCTTCCGGTGTGTACGGATGCAACGGAATGCTGTTCCGTGGTCACAGCGGAAAGCTGTATGCTATTTGCGCAAGAACTACGGCTATCTGGGTTTTCGGCTAAAATTACGGGTAAGCGTATGGTGCGCTTGCTCGTTTCTATTATCAACCAAAATACAGAAATATGAATATACAGAAAGTATGGGATGCGTTTATCAAGGAAAATGATAATCCATCATTCGTAAAGATGGCATATGCCGTAGTAGAGCAGCTTGGTGGTGTCGATGAAGACACAATATTGAATTCTCTCGATAGTTGCAGAAATGCCAATGACGGGTACACTGGATTCTGTTATCTTTATCAGACAAGCAAGTTCTGGAATGAGAACAAGGACGCCATCATGGAGAATATGCATGAGCTTGCAGATGATTTGGGAGAAGACCTTATCACGATGATTAAGGGCTTCGGGAATTTCAAGGATGACAAATCTGTCACCTATGATGCTATCGGCAAGGCTCTGTATGCTCCTTTTAACGAGGGCGAGAGCAGAAATATCTACGACACATTTGCAAAGTATGCACTGGAAGAGGTTGCGAATCGATTCCAGGACTGGTGGTACGATCAGGACGAAAGCGATTTCGGTGATTAGCCAAACCAATCCTCACTCTTGCGGGTGGGGATTTCTATTAACCAACAATTACAGAATTATGAGTGATTTAGAGAAAATCCTGAATGACGATTTACTGAAGTGTAAAATCGTTGAGTCAGTAGAGAATCCTGTTAGGCGTGTGGACCTCATCAAGTGGACGCACGACAATACATACTCTATTGCAGAGGTACGCAAGGATACCGGTAAGCTAGAGGTCACAGACTTGAAAGCTGCCAGTGGTCTTGATGCATACAAGCATTTCTACAGAAATTATGGCGACATTGCCATATGTGGCTAAAACTCCCCACACCATTGTGGGGAACCATTATGAACCATTAAAACAGATGAATTATGGAAAAGAATATTTGGGAATATGTTATGAACAGCAAGGGTGAGGTTATCGAAAAAGTAGCCGATTATATCGGTGTAAAAAGCTTTGCCAAGACAATCGAAGGCCTCTATCGCGAATGCCTGGAGAATTTCGATGACGCAGAAGACATGGAAGAATACATTGCTGATTTGTACGGAAAGAATATCCAGTCTATGGCATGGGATTTTACTCTCGAAGCAAACAGAGAGATGAAGAAATATCTCCATCTTAACGACCAGCGCATGGATGGTAATTTTGCCAATCTGTACAACGATTATCCTAGACACGTTACAGGAACGTTCTGGGCGACGGACTACGACGGCGACGATTACTATGACTTGTTTCCTCAGATGGTAGCCAGACTTGATGCAGCAGAGGACAGCGAGCAGGCGAACGAGGATAGAGCGTACCTAGAGGAATGGTATTTCGAAGCCTTCGGTACATACAACATCAAGTACAATTTCTCGAACGAACTTGAAGAGATTCACTCTATGATGGAGGAAGCTTACGAGGAAGCCTAACAATATCCCCTAGCATGGGGATATTCAATGTTAAACCATTTAAATGATATTAGATATGAGTTACGAATTTGCTAAGAAGGAGATTGGTGATTACAGAATCACCATTTACCAGGATGAGGATGCCGAATGCCCTTGCACAGAATGGGATTTGGCAGGCGTTTACTTCTGGGACTATTCTGATTACGGATACAACAGGGAACTTTCTCGTGGTTGTAGCAGTGAAGTCGACGCTGAAAATGCAGAGGCTGCCTTGAAAGAGCTTGTCTGCAAGTATGTTCCACAAAAGAAGATTATCAAGTATATCAATAGTATGTTTCATTGCGATCATCTGTGTCTCGAATACGACAAGTCGTGCCACATGTGGAGTTTTGAAAGAAAATCAAGATTCAGCATCGGCAAGAACGAGTGGTACAACATTAGAGATTTCACTCCTAACGAACTGAAGAACGAGGATGTTAGGGATGAGCTTACAGAAGAGCTTGAAGAAGATGATTTTATTAATCTCCTTGAAAACTGCAAGGATATAGCATTCTACGAGTGGTCTTCCAGTGGATATAGCCAGGGAGATTATGTTAGAGGATATGCCTATTGCGACAAGGAGCGCTTCAAGAAGATGGTGGATACGAATACCAAGAACTGGAAGAATCGTGCCATCGAGCTGTTTGAGAGCGAAGTCAAGAATATTGGTATGTGGATGTGGGGTGATGTAAAAGGTTACGTCCTAGAAAAGAAACGCCCGTATACAAAATTGTACGAAGACGGTAAATCTTCTGATTCCTACGAGTGGGAACAGATTGATTCCTGCTGGGGAGAGTACTACGAGGACTCTGACGAGCTGATTAAAGACGCTCTCGAAGAGAATGGAATCAAACTAAAAGAAACAGCCTAACAAGGGGAGCTTGCATGCTCCTCTTCTATCAACCAAATTACAAAGAATTATGAAATTGAAACTTTATCACGACACAAGAAAGAAGTTCCGTGACTGCGTGGATGCGTGGACAATATACGTTCCTTATCCGAAGTGGCTTAGAGAAAAGACATGCGGTACAATGGGAACATTCCTCGGATGCACTCCAACGGAGACGGGAATGATACGGTGCATCTGGGAGCACGACGAAAGAAGATGTGGACGCCCGTATTTCGGCAAGAAGATTGATCCGAAGGATACCCCTAAAGCATTTCAGGAAATTTTCTACAACATGGAGAAGCTTTGGAACGAGGCAATCACCAAGAACACGAATGAAGCGTGGAAAGCATGGAGCGAAGTCTAAAATTGGTAGCCATTTGGCTACCTGCCAATAACCAAATACAGAGAATTATGGAAAGAATTACATTTGTAGAGAAGGGCAGTAGAACAATCTACAGACTTGGCAGACGTATAGTATGCTACAGGGATGGTTACAGAGTTTATTTCGGTAAGCCATCAGATGTTACACACAACACGTTCGATGCACTATCAGAGAATATAGCACATGAGTATTGCCTGAAAGTTTGTGAGCGCAAAAAGTGGGAGAGGGCAAAATACAACAATCCTGTCGCATACAACGCCCACAGAGTATTGAACGCATTAGCCTAAAGATAGCCTCCGGGCTATCACTATTAACCAATGATAGATAATTATGATTATAGATGAAATTTTAGACAGAAAGGGCGGCAGGAGATTTGTTGCAGAGGTGTTTAAGAGATACGTCTTGAAGGAATCCGTTTATTTCGGGTTCAAGTATTTCTCAGAAGCATACAGCAAGTCTTCTGACACAGATAGGGAGTATTTCGTAAAACGTGCCATTATCAAGTATATAGTGGAAAACGGATACAATATTAACATTATCAATTTTATCCTTGCCGTGGATTGGACTTAGCCTGAATAGTACGCACATTCTGCGTACTTCCATTATTAACCAAATTATTAAAGATTATGAAGAGATATTACGTATCAGTCACAGAGCATTTAAACAAGGTAGTCAGCGTTGATGCTGAGAGTGAGAATGAAGCCGTACAGAAAGTGCAGGATGCCTATAATAATAGCGATATTATTCTTGACGCTGACAATTTCTCAGGTGAGGTTATCGAGATCGAACCAGATCAGGAGTACTGGAGAGAATCCGAAGAAGATGACAGCGTAGCACTCCAGCACATCGACTAAGCCAAACGGGGAGAGCAATCTCCCTACCAATAACCAAAAATATTAGAGATATGAAGAAAATCAAAGTAGGAACGAGGGTATACTGCGACATACATTCCCAATCAAAGGAACACGTTGTCACTCACGTTTCAGAGGAAAGAGGATTCGCGGGAATTGATAATGAATACTGGTGGCCTATAGACCAGTGCTTCCCCTGCGATGAAATAACATTGCCTAAAAAGCGCAGCTAAGGACTGCGCACAATAACCAAAACATAAGAATTATGAATGAAGACAGAATCCTAGAGATGTTCTTCGAGAAAGCCAGATGGCAGTATGCTATCGAGAAAGGCTTATTCAAGGACATGGACAAAGCAGTAATGTATCAGCTGACAACACCAAAGGCTCGTCTGGCTATGTATCAGAGGATCAAGAGCGGCAAATACAAGATAATGCCGCCTCATACGGCAAAGATTCCTAAAGACAACGGAGATTTCCGTACTGTCTATGTGAATGAGCCTGTAGATAGAATCCTTTTGAGTATAGCAAACGACCTCCTGTTCGAGCTGATGCCAGAGATGGTGCATCCACGCTGTACGTCATACCAAAAGGGTATAGGCTGCGGTCGTGTGGTGCAAGATGTGTCTCGGATAATATACTCGGCAGAGGGAAAAATCATCGGATGGAAAGGTGACTTCTCCAAGTACTTTGATTCTGTGCCCATTCGGTTCATCGACTGGGCATTTGACAAGGTAGAGGAGAAGTACGGAAAGTCTGCGCTGATAGATGTCATTCGTGACTACTATCACACAGACATCTATTTCGATGAGGACAACAACCTCTGCGAGAAGTATCAGTCCCTAAAACAGGGATGCTCTGTTGCTGCATGGCTGGCTGATGTCATTCTCTATCATCTTGACGACAAGCTATCTAAGCTTAACGGATATTACGTCCGCTATTCAGATGATACGCTGTTTGTCGGTGAAGACTATGAGAAAGCCATGGATATCATGAAGAGCGAGCTGGAGATGATGCAGATGACGCTTAACCCAAAGAAGGTTGAGTATCTTGATGCTAATCACTGGTTTAAGTTCTTGGGATATTCCATCAAGGGTCACAATATCTCTCTGTCGTCCACACGTATCAAGACCTTTCAGAAGGAGATTGAGAAGAGGACGATAAAGAAACGTGACACCACGATGACGAAAGCCATCAATGCAGTAAACAGGTATCTCTACAAGGGGTACTGCGATTACTCCTGGGCTACTCAGGTTCTTCCGGTCATAAACGTGAAAGAGGACATCGACAAGCTCAACGCCTTCGTTATGGACTGCATCCGTGCGGTCAAGACAGGCAAGAGAAAGGTCGGTGGTCTCGGATACGTGAAGACTCAGGCTGTAGGTTGCATAGACCGAGGTCGTGGAAGGAACGTGAAAGCCAACAGGAGTAAGACAGAGAGCGAAATCAAGGGGTATCTATCGATAGGTTGTGCTCAGAATGCCTTGCGAACGAGCAGGGCAGCGTACAACACATTGGTGAATACTCTGTAGACGAGCATCCTAGCGCAAGGATTTTGCCGGAATGAAGACACAAGGTTTTAAATATCCCGGTTGCGGAGTGCATGGACCTCATCTCAATGAGATGGGTCCTACGCTCGTCCTAAACCGGATATTATCAATCTGATATAGCTATGCGCAGTATCTTCTGACCGGCAGACTCTGTAACCGAGCACACGGACGTGGGAGAAGGACGGACAGATTCAGGCGACGCCTCTATAACATCATCTGAGGGGACCGAGTTATCCAAGTTTGCAACTTGAGACACCTCGGGCCCCTCGTATGACGCACAAGGCGTAGCTCATCAACGAAGTACAGAAATGTGACATTCCGTATGACCACCACCGGTGGCGCACACCACCACTCCCTGACGGATGGCTGAAGTTTATGCAACAGGTCTCTTAACCAGAGTAGTTGATCCTGGACGGCTGCGCAGTAGGCGCATTGTCCTGGATCACCTATTCTGGCGAATCCTGTGTCAAATCAGAAACATAAAGTATTGTGCCGAGCCATCGGTCAGGGAATCACCCTAGCACGAGGGTAGTCTTTAGAGGAGAGTGAATTTATGAGTGCTGTTTACATGCCGCCGGCCTCCCCGGAACACTATCCGGGTACTCCGGCGGCTTACAACAGCCCTCGAATCAAGCTGCTATAGCTACGTGCCACGCTCTCAGATAAAGACAACGTTATTGCCAAACGAGGTACACGAGGAGGTATCGGTTTATTCAACCCGCCTTGTATCAACGCGATATGTCTGGTAATACCAGCAATCTCGCGTATCGGCAAGCGGGTTAAATCATCAGCCTATAGTAAGACAACAGACCTATGAGTGTACCTACAACAACCAAAAGTGAATTGCATCACGACTTATCAAGAGTATGAGGTTTAATATCACGTGAGTGGTATACCTGCCGCCTGCCGTTATCCCCGCAGGCGCAGGTATCCAAACACGGGATCGAATCAAGAACATATATCCATGCAACATAATACATGAGATAAGTCATGCGCATTGCAGCGATGTCTGGCAAGTTCTGAGAGTTCATCGAGCGTTTCATTGATTCTGAAGCCAAGGATGGGGAAGCGTACGCTTCCTGATGTTGGCTTCATAACAATGCCACGCCCTTAATCAAAAACTTAAAGCAATGCAACGTATCAGGTTGAGTCAGACTAGGTTATTGCGAGCCGAATTGTGCGCAAGGAGAATAGATTGTACAATACGGTATCAATCATCCTGAAGATCCAGGTGGTTACCTGGATCTGTCAGGACTTAGATACAGTATTAATCAAGACCTTATAGTTACGCAACAGATTCTCTGAGCGCACTCCCATTAACCAATATTTAAGAATTATGAACAGCAGATTACTAAAGAAGCTTGAGGAAATCAAGAAAGAGTACGAAACGTCAGAAGTTTGCATGGGCGAGATGCTTGATTCAGTAAGCGCAGACGGATTCTCTATCGAAGAGGCTCACTGGTTGTATATGCGTGCAATGGAGTGGGCGAACGGAGACAAATTCTATATCCACATCGGAGAAGACGAAGATGTACTGAGTAAGGATGAACTCGAAGAAGCCAATTTGATAGTGCAAGAATAAGCACTATCCCTATTAACCAATACAATAGAATTATGACATACGACGAGATTATCAATGCAGTTGAGAATGGTGCTAAGTTCACCATCAACTTCCAGAAGAGGACATGTAGGATGAATGGTAAGATAGTAATGTCTGAGGAAGATAAGCCGAAAGATACACCTTACCTGACACATGCAGTAGTCCTGTTCGCAATAGAACAGAGATATATGGCATACAAACATTCTGTGCCGTCTGAGCGTTCTGAATCCCATCGCCGCTACTACTTCAAGGCTTTGCCCGAGAAAGAGCTCTCAGACGAAGATATGATGTATGGTGAGCGACGAGAGGTAGCTAGATGTAAGCTGGAGCTATACATACTGATTCAGCTTCTAAGAGGCAACCTTGCATGGGAGAACAGGTGGGGAAGATGGTTCTGGAAGTCTGAAAATGACAGGGACCTGATTATCCTCAGAGACTGGGTTGAGCCAAACAAGGGTGGGGCGTAAGCCTCATCCACTAGAGTTAAATAAATTTTTAGTAACCAATTTAAAATTATTAGAATTATGAAGCAGATTGTAACAATCACTGGTGAGAACTTGAACATCGTAACTAACAATGTAGAGGCTACAGCAGCTACCGGTAAGAAGACCAAGGCGCAGATGCGTCTCGAAGCTCTTAAGGCAGCAGGTGTTGATACTAGTAAATATTTCCCTCTCGGTGATGATCAGCTTATCAAAATCGAAAATGGTGCGGCTGTTCCTGTTGATATGGACGATGCAACCATCGATGCGGTAGGCAAGCAGATTGTCGAGGGTGGATACGTAAGTAACTGGAAGCTCTTCCGTCGTTGGGTGATGAGTCAGATATTCCACATGTTGCGAGACATGGAGAAGGACGGCAAGTCATTCAACGAGGTGTTGCAGAAGAAAGGCTACGAGTACCAGTGGCGCATGTTGGAGAACGAGCTGTATGCTCAGATGAAGATGTGTGACCACAAGGACTACGAGAATCTCAAGGCGAGAAACCGCTGGTTCAACGGCTGCGTAGCACACGATATGGCTATTGACTATATTAACAAGCTTCGCAGCTACATTGACGACAAGTGCATCTACACTACCAAGGAGGACAAGGATGGAAACAAGAAGAAGACATACAAGCATACCTGCAAGGGTAATCCTTATATCCGTCTTCAGAACGAAAACATCTTCGTCGCTGACTTGGAGAGAAAGGTATACAATCCTCTCCGTGACCTTGCCAACAAGATGAGTGTTGCAGAAACCTACAAGGAACTCTACGATGCCGTTCGCAAGTTCAACAAGAACCGCAAGCATCTCGCGTGGGATACCAAGCAGGCTGATGCGTTCATTACTGCCTACAAGGGTTCAGGTTCCTACTACACGATGAGAAACCTCATCATGTTCCACGGAGCAAGATTCCTGAAGAACGGACGAAAGATGTCAGAAACCAGCTCCCTTAAGGAGCTTGAGTCAAAAGCCAAGCTCTACGACGAAGAAGGTTGGAGAATGCTCGGTGTTCTCAAGCAGCTCATCAAAGAGTCTGATATAGACATCCAGGGCAAGATTCTTGAGTGGAAGAAAGCCAAGAGCGAGAACAAGTAATCATCAGTAGGACGTAAGGTTCGCCACCTATGGAATGGTGGCTCGGCAGCAATTCACAAGAGCTTCTTCAACGAAGGATCTCCTCCAGTCACTACTGGAGGTAATCCTTCGAGCTAAAGCTCTCTAGATCGAACTATTAAAGCAAGGCGCCAGCCGGGAGCCATTCTAGCCCAAAAAGTCGGTTACTGATTCGGTAACCGATTCAAAGTCTAACCAATAAAATTAAGAATTATGAAGGAAATTAATGTAGACACAAGAGAGTATATTAAGGCTCTTATTGACGGGAAGAATGTCGTCGAGGAATCACTTCTAGACGCCATCTTTGACGATTCGCAATATCTCACCAATAAGTTTTTTTCATTGGGATTTGTAGGAGGCGCACCTACAATGATAGAGTATCACGGAAACTACCTATCTATCAGGAAGCTTCGATCGTGGATTACATCAGAGTGGGGTAGAGAGATTGTCAAACGACTGACTGGCGAATCAAAAAATAATATATACTATTTCGAGACGAAGCAGTATCTCGACGAACGCCAGGCTGAGCCTTTAATCTATACATTCTTTCTGAGCACAGATTACCTTACTGTAAGATTTCACTACAATGTAAAAGTAGATGAAGATTAGCCAAAAATGTCAGTCGTTAGCAGCGGCTGGCTACTCATATCATAACTAAATTTTGTTTAAATGGTTCAAGCCGGTCTGTCGTGAGACACGCCGGTTTTTTGTACCACTAGTTTAACCAATTTTAAATTAGAATTATGAGTAGAAATTACTGGACATTAGGTAAGGAAGGAATGAAGACTCGTCTGTCAAAGGCACAGGCAGCTTATGAGAACGCAGTAGAGAACGTCAGCGACTTGCACGTCAAGATCAGTGAGGGCAACAACAAGTTGGGAGCAATCCCATCCGTGTCGCTCATTCCGGTCATGGATTGCGGCAACTGTGCAATCTGTGCAAAGAGCTGCTACGACCTGCGCAACGACATGATTTACAAGGAGGTCATCAAGACGAGAGCTATCAATTCTGCCATTCTCCACGAGGATCCTGAACGATACTTCAAGGAGATTGACGGGTATCTCGACTACAGATTTCCTAGAGCCTTCCGATTCCATATCGGCGGTGATATCCAGAATAAATGGTATCTTGACAAGATGTGCGATATTGCACGCAAGCACAAGGATACCAAGTTCCTGGCGTTCACGAAGATGTTCGATGTATGCAACGAGTATCTCGATGAGGGCAATGTAATCCCAGAGAACATGCATATCCTATTCAGCGGATGGCTTGGTCTTAAGATGGATAACCGCCATGGATTCCCTGAGGCGCATCCTATCTTCGAGAGCGGAACGTCTGCTCCGGAAGGAACACGTCTGTGTACCGGAAACTGCACAGAGTGCCTGAAGGAAGACAGACTATGCTGGTCCATCGGTAAGGGGCAGGCGGTAGGATTCCTTGCACACTAG